CCTGTACTGCCCGCTGACCCTGTTGGTCCAATATCACCCACAGACCCTGTTGGCCCTGTACTGCCCGCTGACCCTGTTGGTCCAATATCGCCCACAGACCCTGTTGGCCCCGTTGGTCCAATATCACCCACAGACCCTTTTTGCCCTGTTGGCCCTGTACTGCCTGCTGACCCTGTTGGTCCAATAGATCCCTCGACGCCAGTAGGTCCTGTTGGTCCGGTAGATCCTTCAACACCTGTGGGTCCTGTTGGTCCGGTAGATCCTTCAACACCTGTGGGTCCTGTTGTCCCGCCTGAACCAGAAGGGGGTCCTGTCGGCCCAGTAGGACCTCTATGAAGACTATACACCCATTGGTTCCCGTCGAAGAGCATAACTGAAGAAATAGGCGGGTCCCCTGATTGTATTGGAATTTTATTGAATAATACAGCATTATTTCGTATTGACATTTTCAGTTAACAGAATAAAAAGAATAAAAAATGTTAACGTTTGCACTTTATCTTGTATTTACGGGACTTAACTGTTTCATTTTCTTCAAACAGTACTTGCCGACATTACTTCAAAATATTCAAACATTTGAAACGATGAACAGTGTAGTAAAAAGTCGTTCGGCTATCATTATATCTTTCTTAGTTATAAAATATATTCAATTGAGACAGATATGGTTTAATAATGTTACTTGTCTTTCCGGAAATAGGTATCAGGTTGATGTTGTCTTAAAAGGAAAATTAGTAAAACTTATTGTCGAACCCCACGAAAACCCGCCAGCTGGTATATTTGATGAAGATTTTGAAAAATGTCTCACAGATGAATTTTTACCATATTTTTTATATGCTCCTGTTAAATTTTCTCCAGAGATAGTTGGCCAAAAGACATTAAATCTTTATTATAATTCTGGGCACCTTGTAGAATTGACTTTTTAATCTTTAAAACAAAATATAAACAAATGTCGATAAAAGATTATTCAGCGTACTTTATACCTGAACAATGTATGTTTGGTGCCTATCCTACTCAAAATCAAATACAAGAACTGGAAGAGTTAGGTATAGATATTATTGTTGATTTAACTGAAGTTGGAGAAAGGAACATAACTCCCTATCAAACCAAAATGGAAGTAATCCGGTTTCCAATTCCTGATAATAAAATACCTCAAAATTATTTGGTTTTTTATGATTTTATGATTTCTATTGTTAAAAAGATTAACGAAAATAAAAAAATTTATATTCATTGCAAAGCTGGTCATGGTCGATCTGGAATATTAGTTTCTTCTATTCTTTGTTATTTACATAATTTGACACCTCTTGAATCTTTTAAAAAAACAAACTATTATCATTCAACTAGATTAATTCATGCTAGACGCTTGATTATGAATGAATATTGGAAAAAAAGAGGATCTCCTCAGACACCAGAGCAAAAACAATTTGTTATAAATATGTTCAAAAATTTGTTATAAATCTGTTCAAAATTAAATTGTAAGCAATGTTTTATTTTTTGACATTTATGTCAAAAAATGTTTTCTGTTGTACGAAAAAATAATGATTGTGAATGGAATAAATTTCAAAACATATCTTTTTGATACTTTAGAATCTGTGAAGGAGAGAGTTTGCGTACAATTTTTTCCTGATGTATTAAATAAATTTATTAATTTTGTTCCTAAAGAATTTTCTATTTCTGATCCTGCTACTGAAATACAAGCTATAAATCTTATTGCTCCGTTTTTGAATCTTTCTGGGGATTTTCCTAATCAGCTTTTTCACAGGTCTTTCAGTAACCAAGAAGAAATTAAAAGAGAAGAGGTCGAAAAAATGTTTGTTTTGTATTATAAAGATGTTCAAAATATTAAATCAGCAACTGGTGCCCAAGAAGAATTTATATTTGCTGTTTTAAACCAAATTAACGGCTTGTCCAGTATTGATGCCATTCAGGTGTGGAAAAAAAGAAACGATGTAAAAACAAAAATTGCCCGGGAAATAAAATTATTGAAGGAAAAAGTAATCCAATTCGAGAAAGAAGCTCGAGAGTTCGAACGTATTCAGTCTGTTGAAGTTAGTGATTTTAACCAAACACGCGTCGATATCAATATGACGTTTAAAATTCCTAAACCTTTCATTACATTAGAAAATTTTTTCGACAACGCTAAAGTTAGTAAATATACACCATTTATAATGATGAAATCAGGAGGAGAGGATCCATTTTATAAAATACTCAACAATTTTTCTCCCTCAGATGAATGGATTACTTTAATTTTGGACAACGTCATTCTTTTCAAAATAGATCACGAAACACAATCAACAAAATTAAGAAAATATTCGAACGCATCTTTAGCGGTAAGTGAAGATCGTGAACCAAATACAACTACAGTGTTTGTCAGCATCAATGTCCCAATATTTGAACAAAACAACTCTAAAGAAACATTTATTAAACGTTTTTTTGAAGCTGTGCCTCTTTTATCTTTTGAAAACATGGTGTCAGAAAAAGAAGCTTTTATAACAGGGTTATTTTATGTCCCCCACCACTGTAATCCAATTATCTGGTCAGATTTAGCTATGAATAATAAATTTTTTTACAATATTTTTATTTTGAATGAAATAATGATACCTTCTCGTATTAGAATTCTGTTCATGTATGTTTTAGTTTCTGTTAGAATTAATGGTAACAAAAATGTTTTGAACAGTAAAAATTATGACACTATTAGCCTAATCTCAAAAAAATACCTAAAAGGACCCGCTCCTACAAATTTCAAAACATTTAATGGTTGTTATACTAGGTTCAGAATTCAATGTCAAACAATGAACGACGTTGCCCGTTACAAAGCCATTATAGGAAGATTTTTTACAATTTATTTGAATGAAAAAGATACTCTAGCACAACAATATTCATTTTATATTTCTACTTTTTCTCTTCAGGAAGAAGGATGTGATATTTCAGAAGAAAAAGGATTGAGAGAAATAGTTCCAGATTTGTTCGTTTCTTCGTATTCTCGTAAATGTCTAAAACCCCCCAAAATAGCGTCTGATCAAGAAGCTGAACAGTTAGTCAGAAAAGGAAAAACAATTATGAGATATCCATTATTTGGCGAAGGTGTTGAACATAATTATTACTGCGATTTTGAAAATTATCCTTTCCCTGGTCTTAGAGTTAATACTTTGCCGAATAAAAATAAATACTCTTTCATTCCTTGTTGTTATACTGTGGACCAGAGCAAAAAGAAAAATAGCAAATTAAATCAGTATATAAAAAGTAATTCGCAGACAAGACGATTTACTGATTCCATTTTGGATGAAAGTGATGTAAAACTTTTACCTGATGGTCTGAAACAATTTTTTTCTCTTATAAGTTCTGACCCGGAAACATGTTTTGTCATACTTCAGCTCCCAGAACATAACTTATCGTTGATCGAAGCTGTCATGAGTGCTATGAAAATGGAAAAAGATGGCGAAGGTATACGAAAAGACCAGGTAGTCCGGGAACATTTGCGTCTGCTGAAGAAACCAAATATTATAATGGCCTCTCAGCAAGAATTGTATGATAAGACAAATGAAGAAATATTGACCATGATGAGAACCGAAAACATGGTCCCGTCTTTATTTATTCATATGATGGAAGAAGCTTACAATATAAATATTTTTCTTTTCTCTACCGAAAACAACCCGAGAGGAGAAATGATTATTCCTCGGCACACCTCTTTATATTACAAAGCAAAACCCACCAGAAAAACAATCATGTTGTTGCAGACAGAACGCGGTTATTGTAGTTTAATTTTTCAAACAAATCTTAACATCCCCAGCCAAATAACAACAATGTTCGCTCCGGAGAGTTCTTTAGTGAAATCACTTTGGGTTATTTTTTCCCGTCTTTCACAATCTTTTGTACAAGATAAAGTTATAGCACCTTTAATTATTCCGGAATATTTTAGAACAGACGTTGTTGCTCAGTGGATAGATTATTTTGGGAAATGCAGAATAGTTCTTTTGAAAAACAATCTTCTGTTGATGACCGACCCGCTTCCTCCTTTCGCAGCTCCTCTTATTACCAAAATAAATAGAGAAACAAATCCTGCAACTCTCATCAATTATATAAACAACCGCAAATTGAGAATTATTGAACAGAGAGAGAAAACGGGGAAAATATGCGAAATTTCAGTTATGATGGAAAATACAAACATAATATTTTTGGTTGATTTTAATTTTCCTGTAAAAAATATACCTTTAGTTAAAAATACCGAAGAATATCAAGACATTTTCAAAAGTATATTTAATCTTGATCAATTCAACTACAATAAGAAAATCGCGTATGTTCTGTCACAATACGCTATTTTTCTTTTTTCAGAATTTTTACATCTCAACAAGACCACAAATATAGATGAAGCCGTAAATGATATAAACATCAGAGAACAAATTATACGTAAGTTTTCAGAAAAATTTATCATTGACCCCAGATATAAATATGTAATGATGGATAATTCTATCTTTGATAAAAATTCACAATTCGTTAAAAATGGCAAACTCGTTGTAACTTCTGAAGAGATGAAACGCAGGCTCTTGTACATTGTTCATTCGTATTGGATGAGCCATCAAAATGAAATAAAAGATTATCACACAATGACGAATATACCAAATTTCTTTGAAAGTGTGGTTGATTTCAGTTCTTTACCGAACGCAGTTGTATTGAAGGGAGAGACGGCTGTAACAAATTTGTTTGCAACAGGAATGAAGAAACAAGTTCTGAAAACAATTCAACCAGAACTGACTCAACCCTACTTTTTCTACTCAGAGATTATTGACCCAGCTGATCAAGACCCGAGACTGTTTTTAGCTGTTAATTGCAACAAACTAATTGATGGTATAAATTTTATCAAGTTGTGGAATAATTACAATTACAAATATATTCAAACATTTGAAGGAATTGTTGACGAAAAAGACAACGTTGCTGTGTACTCATATGTCAACGAAAAAGATATTGTTATGATCCAAACACCCACAGATGTACCAATTCTCCCTGGCGCAATTCTCGGTTATATTTATAAAGATCAAAAAATGTACACTGCTCTTTTACCTCTTTGATAATCTATTCTATTTTTCCGACGAATATCGTCGCAAAAAACAACTTGCAAACATTTTTATTGTTTGCATGACAAGATGTTCTTATCCCGTTCTTCGAATCTTTACATCGGGTCTTATTTGATCACATATGTTTTTGAGTACAGGAAGTAAAATTAGCCTCTTTGTTTTTATTCCCACATCATCAAAAACTTTTTTGGAAGAAATTTGTTTTACATTCTCGTTCAACTTTTTGAAATACGTTTCCAATTTAGTGTGTATTTCAGAGTCGCTGTTTCCCGTTATAATTATATCCTTGTGACCAACGCTTCTGTACTCTAATTTCTTGAGAGGTTCCATCAAAGGAACAATAGGTCTTAAAATGTGTTCGTCCAAATATGAAATGAAATCCAATAAATGCTCATTCACTAAATCTACTTCATCGTTGTAATGATTTGTCAGATATCTCACAATATAGTCCAGTTTATTGTAATGCAAAACGTATATTTCCTTAGACTTCCTGTCCCGAAATCTACCAAGTAAATCTTTTAATCTGTTTTCTATTTCTCGATAGTTGTGCACCAAGAACCATTCACTGTAATAGAAATCATCTCCGCTAGCTGATCTCGAATTGTACGTGCTCAGTCTAGATTCCAGTTTATCTAAAGATTCCACACCTCCTACTTTAAATTTATTTTGTTGAGCATAATTTTGAGATGTAGCAATATATAAAATTTGAGTCTTGGGGAGTTGAGTCTTGTCGATGAGCATTTCGTTCAAACGAAGTACAAGTCTGTCTTTTTGGTTTATCTGCTCGTCTTTTTGGTTTAGTTGCTGTTCTAAAACTGTCTTCTCATAATCAGTGTAAAGCTTGTGAATCTTTTCCAGGAGCAAATAATAGTCGCAGTAAATCACAGGGTCTATGATTTGATTTGGGTACTTGCGTGCTCTCATGAGGCACTTTTTGAACGCTTCGGGGGTCAGATGGTAATGTTTGTGAATCTGGGAACCACTTTTTCCACGCTCACAGATATCTGTGAGCGTGTAGTCATCACCTTCAGTAAGACCCAAAAAATCTAATTTTGTTCTAACATGAGCAGATTGTTTTGAACTCATGATCCCGTATTCTATCAGTTTGCTGTGATGAACTACAAACTCGTTCTCAAAAGTTGCGAGTTCCAAAAAATATTCCATGAACGAAATGTCCACTTCAGAAAAAAATTTATTATGAATTGTTTTGAAAAATTTATTCATGGGAAGTTTTTCTGTATTTTGCACCAACGTTTGAACAAAAGTTTTAGCATCGTTCATTTTTGATTTGAATTGGGTGTATTTAATATGTTTTCCATTTTTTAAAACACGATCAAAGATATCAGCATCGGAAAAAGAACTTAATTGTCATCATTTTGTTGGCGTGTGTGTGCGAATTTCCAGTAATCGTCTGAACCGAACTGAAAGTCGTCCACCATATCGGCTTTTAACCAAAAAACACATTTTTCCCAATCATTACTGTCAGTTTGGTTGTTAATATACAGACATGTGTAATCTGTAGTCAGTTGATCCATTAAAGCACAAAATATTTTATAAGTTGGTATAACAGATGCAAAATTTTTATATAATCTATCCCTGTTACTCAAGTTGGGTTCTCTGAAAATAAATACTCCGTCAATGTTAGATCGTATAACAGGTTTAAAATCAAAAACATACTGATTAGCAAAAATAGAAAAAAGATTCCAATGACGAGAATTTTTAAACAATCCTAACATCAACGGGTCATTGAATATTTTTGTATCATCCATGCAATCGTCCATTACTAAAACTAACCACGGATTATCTAAATGCTGTTTAGCCAGTTTTTGCCTTTGCTTCACATTTTCAATCACTTCTTTTTTGTAACGATCATATATGAACAGTTTTGGAAACATTTTAGAATAAAAACGATTACTTTCTTCAGAACCTGAAATAACTACACCCGCAGGAATAAGATGTCTTTTGGACCATAGAAGATATTTTATAAGAACTGATTTCCCGGAGCCTGGTTTACCAATGATTGTTAATTTAGTGCCTCCTAAATTACTCTTTATACTTTCCGAATTTGGACGAATAATATCTATATTGAGTTCGTTCAAAGATATTTTTTTTAAAGCCATTTTGTTTACGTTTTCATTTCCATAAAACATTTTGTCTATCTAGTTTTAGAATCGGTCATTTTTGAATCGAATTGCTTGTATTTAATATATTTTTCATTTTTTTAAGGCACAAATATCTGATAAATAGTTTTAACACAATGTGTTGTGTTAAAAAGAAATTGATATAACGAGGATATTACGTCTTCAACCAACACGACGAATCGTCATCGAGTTCATGCGGTCTGCCGCGAGCAGAGCGTTCGTTGTGCCAGTTCCAAACCGTACTTTAATCTGTGTGCCGGGAGTCAGCTCTGTAAGACTGTGTAAAGTCCGTTGGCGGCTACAACAGAAGGCGTAATCGAACGTTTTCCAATCTGTGCGCTGGTCACCGCATTAACGAAAAAGTGTTGGCCTACACTCGGTGTGGCTGTAAAACTACCAGTGATGATCGATTCGAGCAGATAATACCCTGCTTAGACTACTGTGACTACACCAGTCGTTGTGTTGGCAACAAACCCTCCGCCTAGATCAGCCGTTCGTGTTGGTCGTGACTGTCGCAAAACCCACTGGTCCTGTGTATGGACGTATAAGTTCAGACAGTCAGTGGTGGGTTAAGCACTCACACCCAAATACAAAAAGGCGTTTGCAGCCAATTGTCTGGGACGAATATCAATACTCGTCTGTGTGTTGGGATTAATAGAAGTAGATGTTGCTGTATGAGTATGAGCACCGCTTGAACTTGTTGTTCCCGTAAATTGTCCATCGTCTTCTCTTGATTCAGTACCACTCGCTGTTCCAAAAGCACCCGCTCCTCTGTATGTATATGTGTGAGTATGAGCACCATTAGATTGAATGGTAATAGTGGGTGTGACATTTGGTAAATTAGACTGGAGAAGCGTTATAGTATTACTACCAGAAATAGAACCTATAGGTTCTACATTATTTTGAACAATAAAAGAATTAGTAGCATCAGGAATAACAGATAATCCTATTGATAATGCACTAAATTGTTGTAAAGGAACAAGACTAGACAGAGCTCGTCCATTCATTAACACCCATCCGCCATGATCAGTTGAAAGAAGTGAATATTTAATATCACCAATTGTATCACCAGTTGAACCTGAAGGTCCTGTTGGTCCAGTTAGACCCGCTGGCCCAGTATCCCCAGTGCTGCCCGTAGACCCAATACTACCCGTAGGTCCAATACTACCCGTAGGTCCAATAAGACCTGTAGGCCCAGTACTACCCGTAGGTCCAGTAGAACCAGTACTACCCGTAGGTCCAGTAGGCCCCGCACTGCCAGTAGGACCAGTAGGACCAGTAGGACCAGTACTGCCAGTAGGACCTGTATTACCAGTACTGCCAGTAGAACCTACAGGACCAGTACTGCCAGTAGAACCTACAGGTCCAGTACTGCCAACAGGACCAGTAGGTCCAGTACTGCCAGTAGAACCTACAGGACCAGTACTGCCAGTAGAACCTACAGGACCAGTACTGCCAACAGGACCAGTAGGTCCAGTACTGCTAGGACCTATAGGCCCCGTTACACCAGTAGGTCCTGCTGCTCCGGTACTCCCGCCTGTGCCAGGACTGTACACCCACTGGCTAGCAACTGAATCCCAAGCTAAAACTTGTCCATTTACAGGAGTTCCTGACTGAATAGGATTACCATTAATAAATTTTGCGTCACCGGGTTGCACAGCAGTACGAGCGGGGTTAACATTCGTTTTGAAAAAGTTACTCATTTTAAAATAATTAGTTAATTATTAGTTAATTATTAGTCATATTTTTAAATAGTTTTTAAGACACAAGTGTCGTAAAAATCAAACATCCGTTTTTGAAGATGATATTCAAAGCGAACTTTTTTTTTCAACCATTGTTTCAACAAAATCATATGGATATTCAACGCCGTTTTTTATGTTAATGACGACAGTGTTTTTGTCTGTTTCTCGCAGCCATTCTGTCCCTGGAGGATGTATAGAAATAAGTTGTTTCACGTCTTCGTCAAGATTAAGTTTGTTGTTGGTTTGCACAGCTATATCATTTAATCTTACACTTTGGTCCATGATGCTTTTCAGAGTAGTCAAATCAAGATTATCATTAGTTTCTATGAGACCAACTACACGTGATACATTTTTTGTTTTAAAATGAGGTTTAGTTTGGTAGGTTTCTAATAGCTTTGAGAAAGAGATGTTTCGTAAGCGTAGTTTTCTATCCCCTTCAAAATAAAAAAACAGTATTAGTACCAATAAAACAATCATAAAGATGAATAAAATGTTCATTTTTGTTAACCATGTTTTTTCTATTGACACAAAGAAGTCATGTAAGACGTGCTACACCCGCCACTACCATATGCCTGTCCTATTTGAAAATAATTACCGGAACTATTGCATTTACTATCTCCGTGGGTTAAAGTAGAATACCCTGGAGCTCCATATGCAGGTACAACATAATAACCACTCGTGGATGTCATGGGAATAGATGAACAACCACCTGATGTCATAGTTACAGGCAGTTGAACCATAGATGAACAACCACCCACAGATGTCATAGGCACAGGTGCTTGAATCATAGATGAACAACAACCGGATGATTGATTATAGTTTCCTAGCTGAGCATAATTTGACCCTGAATTATTCTTATTACAACAAGACATTTTATATAGGAAAAGTTTTTATAACATTTTATACATCCGGTTCTTTCATTTTCTCGTTGAAAGACCCCAGTATATTAGCGCCCGTCTTTTTGAAGATAGATTTGCTGATAATAAATATAATTAAATTCATCGTCAACATCATAAAAAGCCTAATTTCCGGGGACCACTTTGTAACACCTGTGGGGACATAGCTTTTTTCTGCTAATTCAACCAGCAATTGTTCATATGTACTCATAGATGTAATTTGTTGTTGAGCAAACCCTTCCATGTCAAAATTAATTTTCCCTAAACCAACTTCACAGCCCATCACAAAAATAATCATGTACCGTTTCCAATTCTCCACAGACGAATCTAAAGACAGGCGTTTGGTGAGGATGTCGTACTTTTGGCTCATTGTTTTTGGGTCTGAATAGTTATTAAATTCTGGGATGGAAGCATTAGGATGCATTCTCTTTAACACTTCATATTTAAAATAAAGAGCATTTCTTTCTTTTTGCGTTTCTTCATCTTCTTCACCGTATACATATTCTCTCGGTACTGTAATTTTTTTTTTATCTTGCAATTCTTGAAGAGACGGCGGTTGATGTTGAGATGAGTGAGTAGGGTCATCCTTTCCTAACAAAGAATGAATTAACGATTGTGTCGGGTCGTTAACTTGCGCATCCGCGCTTTCAGTATCATCTCCGGAAATAGAAGCATCTTTGTCATTTTCAGACCCAAATTGATTGTAAGAATGTGAAGGTAAAGGATCTGTGGTTTCGCGGAAAGTTCTTTCTTTCTGTACAGAAGGGGGCCGACTATAACTTTCTGGTACATAAAATTTATTTATATATTCTTTTTTGATTTTTGTTTTATTTTCCAACAGTTCCAAGTACATAATAGGCATATATTGGAAAGATGGTTCTGAAAAAATTTTGTCCATTCTATTCAATGGTATTTTTTCGATAACAAGATCGTCTGAGCTCATTTTTATTTTTGATATAATTTGTTATTCTATATACTGTTTGCCTTAATAAACTCCATCATTTCTTCGCGAGAACGTCCTCCTGTGTAAGGTATTTTGTTCGTTTCATTTTTATACAGTATGTAACTAGGCACACCCACCATGTTGGGATAAATTTTATCTAATATTTTACCAATATCTCTTTCGGATTGACGTTCGCCATCAAGCTGTATAGTCATACATAGGATTTTTTGTTGGTTAGCTAATTCTTGAAACGCAGGTTTCGCTTTAGAACAAGCGCCGCAATATGATCCTTGAATCATAACGAAAACGGGGTTTTTCGCGAGCAATAATTTACCGTCCGAAGAAAAATCGTTATATTCCAAATATCCTATTGGTCGTGAAAAGTTCATTTTTAAAAGAGTTAGATAGATTTTATGACACACGTGTCGCAAAATAATTTTTATTCAATATCGTCGGCGCGACCCAGAACGAGAACGTTTCCTGGGTTTTTTCAAACCTTGTTGAAGAACAGTTACACATTTCTGTTGCGCTGTTTTTAGTTTTTTTATTTCCATTTGAACTTTTTTAACAGCAGCTTTAGATGGTGATTTGCTTCGTGATCGCTGTTTTGACTTACTTCTTGTTCGCCTTTTCGCTGGCGATTTAGACCTAGTTCGGGGAGATTTAGAGCGTGAACGTGCCATCATTTTTCTTTGCTCAAGACTTTTTTTAATTAATAAGCATATTGCGCAGATGGAGTATTATATGAATGAATACCATACGCGACAGCTAACCCGAGAACACCACCAACACCTGCCCCGATCATAGCTTTTCTACTTTCGTTAGCTGAATCTTGGGACTTTCCAATATACCACCCAATAATAGCCATAATCATAGCAAGAATTATATAAAGTAAATAAATACTCATGTCTGATCCGTCCATTTTTGCTACAGAGGATAATTTTTTTCTTTATTTATGAAATATATAAATATGTTAGAGACAAAATATTTTTTCAAAAATGTATTTTATGACACAATTGTCAAAAAATATTTGTCATTTTACGATGCGTTTTCCAGACATATTTTCTCAGGGGATATTTTTTCCAAAGTTTCTTCTATTTGAGTTGGAGAAATCATTGCGGGGATGTACGGTTTTGAATGTAATAAATTTACATATTCTGTTAATTCTGTATTTATTTTTTTTACTTCGTTGTTATAATTTTGGCACAGGTACAAAACAGTTTCAACAAGACTTGAGTAATGCAGAACGTAAATTTCTTTATTTTTTTTATCTCTGAATCGCCCTATAGCATCTTTTACTCTGCTTTCAACTTGAGGAAAATCTGCTACTCGAAATAAATCAGTGAAATACCATTCGTCCCCAGATGCGGACCTACCGTTGTAACATGACAACCGTCGTTTCAAAAGTTTCTGGCTGCCAACGCCTCCTACTTTAAATCTATTTTGATTAGCATAATTATGAGATGTGGCAATATATATAATCTGGTTAAATTCTCTTTTTTCATCGGTGACTAATAATTCTTTAAAAATTAAAGTTGTTTCCTCTGCATTTTCCGCGCGTTGTTTTTCGCCATCAGCTCTTTTTTTTTCTTCTTCGATCATTTTATCTTTGAGACTCAACTGGTCCATCATTAGTAGCATCTGAGCTTTGTGGTCAATTTTTGATTCCCAATAATAAGGTTGGAATCGTTCTTTTTTTTCACCGTCTTTATGTTCATCATCACGAGAAAAATGAGGTCTATATACGAAAGAAGACCGTATACCTGACATATTTATTGATTATGTAATAAACCAACATTTATTTTCAATTTATTCTACTCCAATAATTTCTTCAATAAAATCTGGATGGCCGGTGGGCCCAAATATTTTATAAGGGGAAGGTTTGTCGGTTGTTTGTAAATTTATTGGGTGTTCATAATTTTGGACATCTGATTGAGAATCAACATCGTATTGATTCACAATAGGAGGTAAACAAAAAGTAGGTTTAAAATCTCTGCTTGCTGTAAACATTAAAATCATATCAATGGGGGAAATCAACCCGTGCTTATCAATATAGTCTAAAACGTTTTTCGCCATATTTTTCGTTATATAATAACAACCTGTTCCTCCTGCAATTTCATTCCAGTGATAGCTTTCTCTGTCTAGAATTCCTGTTTTCTGATATCGTGAACAAGGGGTTCTGCAACATTGCAAAGGAACAGATGACAAAAATATAATTTCTCGGTTTCGGTCTTGAGTAATGGATAACACTCTGTGTAATTGATCAATGAAATTGGTGTTTACAACAACATCATCTTCAAAAATTAGATACCCGTCTACATCTTGGTCTTCTATCAACATCCTGAAAATTTTTAAATGAGACAATGCGCATGCAATAACCCCTGGTGACATATCATAATTGGTATTTGTACATAATGCTTGCAATCGAGACGATGGTTTTAAATTTCTTCCGTCGCAAGCACTTATACGAATGATATCTGGTAAATGTTTAAATTGTTTACTCATTTTTTCCAATCTGTCCGTGCGACGATCCAAATTAATCATGAAACTTTTAAATCTGGGTACAGAAATTGGTGTCAACGATTCTTGTTTAATATAATGTTGTATATTTCCTTCGACGTGCCCAGTCCTAGCAATTATATATCCGTCTTGGCTTTCCCCTTTTTGTAGAAGTTGGTAAAACATGTCTCGATGTGAAAAAAAAATTTTGTTTTGAATATTTTTTGTTTGTATTTCAGATTGTAATTCTTTTTGTACAACAACATGACTAACTAAAATATCACTAGATAAAATCAACATCAAAGGAATAACTTGAAAATATACAGAGGGCACAACTTCTGCGTAAAGAACGAACGGGGTGTTCACTACTATCTTCTCTCCAAATTCATGTCCTAAAATAGTTATTTTTTTTTTATATGTTATGTTTTTTTCGTATTTTGCGTTCTGCATCACTTCCAAAGCGATTGAATTATCAACTAAAACAACCCACGAATGAACCATTTCTCCGTCTTGGCATTTTTCTCGGATGGTCTCAATCATGAAGAAAACTTCATCTATTAATTTGTGTGTAGCGTTAATGACAACAGATATCATAGGAATTTCATTGTCTTCGTCCATTGCGTTCATCAAAAGTCTGTGGTTGTTTTCTAAACGAGGTTTCATAACCTTAGCAATGTAAGACGGTTCAATTGTTAAATCTATTGTTTTAAACCACGCAAGACTTTCTTTATAATTTCCGTCAATGAAATAGGAAAGACTTAATTCTTCTTTTATACTATTTGACGTTGGGAAAAATTTGGTATACAATTGGCCTTTGCGGCAAGCCTCTTCCAGTTTATCTTCTTTTCTTAAACGTCTGAGTTCGTCTTCTGCCATGCATTGATTCAACATCTTAATTATTTATAAAAATTTGTTACTTAAATAATTTAGACATTTCTTTGAATAGCATAGTTGAGAATTTCTTGATGTATTTGACGAGGTGTTGTTTTTTCCAAACTATAAGATACTACATCTGCGACAAGTCTTAGAATATTATCACTAACTTTTGATAAATTTTTTACACTTGTAAAATTTGACTCAATTGCCCGCAAAACATACATCCATTGTTCATTAGGACCTTTAAAATAACCTATGGGTAGCAAATCTTTTTCTTGCGAAGTGAACGTGTTCATATCAGGTATATCATCCTCGTCTTCTTCTTCGTCCTCTTCTATAATATTTGGATAATCTTCCGGAAGACGCACAGGAGGTGTAACCCACTCGTCTTCTTCGATCTCTTCGTCGTCTTCATTTTCTTGATAATTGTAGTCATCACTGATATCATCATCGTCAGTATTTTCATTTATGTTCTTAACCGCCATTTTCCTTGCCCAAGAAAAAACATGACTCAAAAAATTTATTGTGGAAATAATTACTATTCTCTAAATAGTACCACCAGGTTAGGAACATCTTATGAATGTATGCGCAAAGGAGTAGGAGTGGGTTTAAATTTAGATTTAACTAACTACGAGCCCAGATATAGACCTATTGTTCCAAACACAACTTTTTGTGGCTTGGGGAGATCGCCCCCAGGAAGGAAAAAAGGATCCGCAGGTGATTGTTTTCGTAAAGGAGTAGGTGTAGGCATTAAAAAAGCTTTTGAAAAAACACGCGAACAATTTGATAATTCAACATCCACTACCAGAAGCAACGATGTCATAGAATCGTTTAACGGAGACTTTTACGGGGCGCGAATACTTAAAAATTCTTCATTTCAAAAAATGAGAGTTTTTTTGTATCAATACTGGCCAGTTCTCTTAGCCGTTTTTCTCATGGGTCTATCTTTATTCTTGGACGCTTCTATTTTTGCGATTTTAGCTGTAGGTATACTCAGTTTAGGAATGGGGGTAGTTGTTCAAAATGTTACAAATGTAATTGTATAAATAATATTAATATTTTATGACACTTTGTGTCATAAAAGCTTTAAACACAGACAGACCAAATTAAAATGAACGACTAAAACTTTTGTAAAATATTTGGTTCTTCACACGTTAGTTGAGACCTGATATAAAGTTGTTGCAGAAATCTTTATAAAATAATTGTATTAAAAATACTGTACAAGACAAAAATGGAAGACTCATTCAGTTCATATAATACTTTTATTCCTACGTTGACAGATGAACAGAAAGAAAAAATACGAAAACTTGACGAAGAAATAAAAGCTAAACAAGAATATGAAAATAAAAATAGGCCCAGAAAAGAAGAGTCGTCGAAAGCTACAGGTATTCCGATAAATATGGTTGACATGGATGTTGTAAAGATAGGCATTCTTCTTGGTCTTATAAAAAAGCCGTCGCAACGAGACACGAAAAACACTAATACTTTATTAAATCTTATCTTAGGCACCGATACTGATACCGATACGTACAAGATAGACAAGACACAATTTCCTTCGCATTACCGTAACGCACCTAAATGTGTTGGTGAATCCGAAAAAACACAGTATATTGAGAAATGTGTTCAGACCCAAAGCACTGTGTACTCATCTGTTGTTAATACCATTATCAAAAAAGGTTTAGCAGAAATCAGAAAATACATGCATATTAACCTGCAGAAATGGTCGCTCCCAGACTTTGTTCTTGTTGTTCAAGAAATGTTAGAAGTTATTTTAGAAGATCTCTTAGAAAATGACGATGAAGAAATATGGCAAATTTTCAACACGTTGAGAAAAGTACTACTAGGACCGTTGAACATTTGTCAATATAAATCTATGGCTGTGCAAAGCATTACGCGTTTGAGGGAAGCTAAAAAAACTCATTCTAGTATTATTCAGGCATTGTCTACTGTGGAGAAAAGATTAATTCTATATCCTAGTTGTCTTTCAATAGATACTAATTCGTTCAATGAACAAGACGCTGAACAATTAAAGACAGAACTTTTTTTAAGAAACTATAATGCAGACCCAGAACTTAAACCATTTAATATCAATACTATTGTTTTCCAGTGCTGTACTCCTCTTTTACTTTTTGTTCCTATAAATATTGTTTTAGAGAACAGCATACTCAACCCCTATATGAACAATGCCATTGGATATTTGAAATTATCTGATGAAATTGGCAATCCTTGGTCATTTTTTGTTTTAGACAAAATAATTGATGGAAAAATACGTTTATGGGTTTTGGATACACAATTGCTTTACTTCATTCGCAATCTTAAAAATAAAGTCATGCCTTATCTAACGGAATTGTTTAAAATTTTTTATAAAGAATGTTTTCATACCAACGCATTTATTCCAAAATTTTTCTTGAATAAAAACCACGGAGAAGTTTTTTATACTTTATTACACAGCATGGCTTTTTTATTGAAACAGGATTTTGCGATATTTTTACGACAATTTATTCAACACAGATCTTTTATTATACCTACTCCTTATGATTTTTTTAATCAGCTAACCTATTGTAAATCACCAGCAGTTAATGAGACATATCATGAAGAAATGAGTACTCTTTTGTCAGATTTATTTGAAGGTAAATACGATTCAAGCATAGAAATATTTTTTCACTAGACGACACATAATCTCGGCACATTTTATGTGATGAGATTTTTGATTGTGCCTCCTAATTAATGTGCATGCAAATTTTGATTGTCCAATTTGTACTCGCGTCGACGACAAATAATAAAATGCCATAATTCACTGAAATCACAAAATAAATCTTGTACTTTATTTATACTTTATCATAAAATCTTGTACTTTATTTTTACTTTATTATCACACAATATACTTTATTTTTACACACAATATACTTTATTTTTACTTTATTATCACACAATATACTTTATTTTTACTTTATCACACAATTATACTTTATTTTTACTTTATCACACAATTTCTTTTATGGCACAAAATAGACTTGTACTTTATTTTCACAATAGACTTATCACTTTCACAAAGAGTATATAATTTTCACAAAGACAAAGAGTATATAATCACTACAAAAACTGTTTGAGAGATTCATTCCCTGGCCTGGGTGCGTTTGATGTAATCGACAACCCTTTCTTTCGGGTGAAGACGGAAACATTTCTGGCCATCGCTGATGTTTTCGTAGCGTCTGATTTTCTTTCCGTCTTCGTTCACTTTGAAGAGGAGAGCGACTGTTTTACAAGTTTCGCCATGCTTGCACTTTTCCACCATCTGGGCGAGTTCTTCTTTGGAGTGAAGAAAAACGCACGTACCCCCGAATTTGCACTCGTTCACAACAGAAATGCTATCGGATGTGATCTTGAACTGATGTTTGCACAACCACATTTTCTTTTTGGGCGGAACATTTGTATGCTCATGCACACGAGGACATGAAGGAATTTCACAAGAACACAGAGAACTGTGAGTTTTTCTGGTCTTGATGGGATGGAACAGGTCGCAATTTGTATTGACACATTTTGATCCCAAGACACATTGTGTCTGCGTATCTCCAATGACCGGGGGAGGAGTAGAGAACTGCGGGGGAGGAGTAGAGAACTGTGGGGGAGGGACAGAGAACTGTGGGGGAGGGACAGAGAACTGTGGGGGAGGGACAGAGAACTGTGGGGGAGGGACAGAGAACTGCGGGGGAGGGACAGAGAACTGCGAAACCAATTTAGGATGATAAAATTTGCAGTTGGGAAACTTGCAAAATCCATTCTGTTCAAAATGCTTGCATGTGGGCCTGAACACAATGCGTGTCTTCCCGATCTTGACAATCTTGATTTTGATGTTGGATTTTTTGTACTTGTCTCTCCCTAGATGCTTCAACAAGGTCTTTTCTTTGGGAAATACCCCGATTTTGATCTCCTCAAAGTCCTCTTCAGGAACGAAGTCGAGCCAGTTGAGTTTGCCCTCCAGGACTGTCAAGCCGGCAGCAATCTTGTTGGCTTTCTCTCTTCTGATGAGCGCGAGCTTGCGTTCCAGGTCATCTTCGTTTTCCTCTTCCTCTTCTTCCGAATCTTCCCCAAACTCATCCTCATCTTCCCACAAATCCGCGTGGACTGGTGACTTGTCCCTGTGGTTTGTGGGGGCGGTGTAGTCGAAATCATCCTCCTCTTCGGAGAATTCACTTTCATAGTCATCATAATCAGCCTCATACGAGATGGGTTTTAAGGGGCTAAAGAACAGCGCCTGTGCGTTGTCTTTTGGAGACCGGGGCAGGTCTTTCAGGGTATGCAGATCAATCATATTGTTTTGCTCAAACGGAGCCATGACTGATCGATAAAACGACAATCAATAAAATATCTGAGTATATCTCTGAGTATATCACTATATATCACTGTTCACTGTGTATAATCGCTGTATCGCTGGGTATATCGCTTATTAAGCCTTATCTTGTTAAGCTTTTCCGGAAACTCATATTCAATTTTTTCATACTTGTATTTGTTCTTAAATAAAAATCCTTAACAAGAATAACAGTTCCTTCTACCCAATTTCAAGACTTGTAAAAACGCAGAAGGGAAAATAAGAATCTAATAAAAATGTATACACAATTATACAATTTTGGTAGTACAACTGTCAATAATTTACCTATTTATAATAATGACCCTTTAACATATTGTTTAGGCGACAATTACGGATTTAATCATGGCAGCAATGCATCCACGTACGGACAAAATAGCAGACCTTGCCAAGTATATTTATCACAGAGATGTGCACGTTCTTGGGATAATGTTTGCGAATACGCGTCTCAATCATCTTCAAATTCCATTTTTACACAAACTGCAAATAATATGGGCGCTGGTACCCAACAATCTATAGGGTTGTCTCCAGGAGATGTATTGTTGATCAATACAGCTCGAGAAAAGTACAGAATCAATATGCTCAATTGTGAACTCAAGACAGAACAATTTGATCCAATTAACCCTTCTTCCCCTTTTATTTCTTATTATGTTGGACAAAATTGTATCCCTCAATATGCTGTCAATCCATATACTATTGATAAAGACATTGTGATGCACAAAATTTTAGAAAAACCTCAAATTGCCATACAAATGTTGGTCAACATCAAAAATACAATGCAAGCAAACGGCACCTTCCATATGCTTCGTGGAACAAGACTCGGATCGTTTTATGGGCTGTAACATTGTTCTTGAGCCTAAACATTTATTTTATGACACTTTGTGTCAAAAAATATTTGTTAATTCCCAATACCTGGTAATCGGAGTTTTCTTCGGAATCTGAATCAGATTCATTAAGCAAATAAAAGCAGAAAACTTAGCAAAAATAAACAGTATTTTCATTTATTCCCATCAACTAAAATGTCACAATCAAAATTTTGGATGGATGATGTTACTCAATTATTTAGATCTTTTAATATGCTGCCGAGGCGAGACAATGAATTGACCAATAATCTAAATATTATTATGCGGTTAGGTATTGTTTCCTCTATTATTATTGCTACGGTTAAACCCATCTTGGGAATTGTTGTTTTAGTTTTATTTGCGTCTATAACATCTGTTAGTTACTATTCCAGCAAGACTACAGAAAATTTTACAGAACTTGAAGAATTTAAAAAAGAATTTGTTCCGGACAATTCATTTCCTGAACTAAATTCATTTCCTGAACTAAATTCAAATTTCCCTAGCACACAAACACGTTTTTGTAATGACGCTGTGCCTTGGGATGAAAATGAATGCGGACCAAATGCTTCTCTTTCTGGTTTAGCTAATCCAAAAACATTGATTCCACCCATTGTAGCCACTCCTTCTCATGACCCAAAATGGAGAATGACCAATATTCCCCATTCAATGACAAATTCAGGAAATTCATATGATGTATATCGTTCAGGTGCATGTGGAGAACCGTGTACAAAATTTGCTGAGGATAACATACGGGACGTGAGAGAAAACGAATTAGAGGATAACATAAGAGATGTGAGAGAAAATTTTGACCCTGACACAGACCCATACCCTGACACAGACCCATACCCAGACCCAGAGAAGGACTGGTTGGACTGGTTGTACTGGCGTCGAAATAATCATTCTTATATAACAAGAGAAGAAAATTACAATTCATACACCGAAGCCAGCCAATCATCACAATACAAAGAAAACACGGATTCGCCATACAAAGACAATGTATTAACACAGACATTGCAACCAGGTGTATTTCAAAAGACTAACATCGGCGAGCCTATTCAAAGTAATATAGGAATAACATTTACTCCTGAATTTGTACCAACCGGGATTCAGGATATGAATGGAAAAATAAAATATACCCAATACAATCCAGCCGATGTAGACCCAAATCCTACCACGATTTCCGATATTCAAACAACCAGAGACAATACTTACGACCCGCGATTTACAGGATACGGCACTAGCTACCGTTCGTATATAGATAATATGGGGAGACCCCAATTTTTTTACGACGACATAAATTCGGTAACTATGCCACCAATTACTTCTAGAAGCAAAGTAGACGTGTTTCCTTGGGCAGACACAAATCCTGAAAATTATAGACAGCTCGCAAATAATTCTTTCACAGATGCCACAATTCAGTTTCGTACCGAGATGCAAGAGAGTTTGATGCGCAAACGAAACGCTGAATTATGGCAACGACGACAATTTCCTATCTCTACGATGAACAATCTAACTTATTTGAGACGATAAACATAAGACCAATCTATTTTTTCATCTCGGCACATTTTATGTGATGAGATTTGATTTAATTTTTAAATGCCTCCTAATTTTATTTGCAAGATTTTTGGTATTGGTAAATTTTTTAATAAGTAAAGGATGAATCTATAATTTAATTTAATAAGTTCTTCGATTTTGTCCAACATTTCTATACTTTGTCAGTGGATGCGCAGGACCACTTGTTTATTACCTTTTCCCACGTTTTACCATGAATGTTTGTTGTTGTTAAAGGCACAAGAAGTCTAATCATTTCTATTGATTTTGCATAATATACACCAATGGTTTTCTCTTTTGAAAGAATGTTAGGGTCGGCTCCATGTTCTAAAAGATAATGTACAATATCTATTTTGTTGTCCCATATGTTTAGCAGAAGAGGTGTGAATCCATAAATATTGTTTTTAAAATTAATGTTTGTTGTTAAAGGCACAAGAAGTTTAACCATTTCTATTGATTTTGCGGCATGTAAAGGAATATTTCCGTTTTTATCTGAAACGTTAGAATCAGCTCCGTGTTCTAAAAGCAAACATACAATATCTATATTGTCTTCCCAAACGTTTTTCATAAGAGCAGTGTATCCTTTATTATTTTTAAAATTAATGTTTGTCGTTACAGGCAAAAGAAGTTTAATCATTTCTATTGATTCTGCGGTATGTAAAGGAATATTTCCTTCGTCATCAGGAATGTTAAAATCTTCTGAAGCTGTTTCTTTTTCAACTTCTGTTTCTTTTTCAACTTCTGTTTCTTTTTCAACTTCTTCAACTTCTGTTTTTATTACTTCTTTATCTTTGATGTCTTCTACTATAACTTCTGTGTCTGGCACTTCTATAACTTCTGTGGCTGGCACTGTGTTCACTTTCACTTCTATAACTTCTGTGGCTGGCACTGTGTTCACTTTCACTTCTACTTCTGTGGCTGGCACTGTGTTCACTTTTGCTGTCAGTGTAGTTTTATCATTTGTTAGCGATATTGTTACCGAGGATGTTGCTGGTAACGACAATTCTACTGATGCCGTTATCATCGAGAATGTCCCTGAGACACTCAGTGAGATATTTGTGTTCATGGTTGTAGTATCTAATGACAATGTCATCGTTAATTTTGTGGATGAATAATATTAACCTAAATTCAATTTTTTAGGTGTTGAACACCTTTTTTTAAGAGTAGTTTTTACTATTAGCGTCAATTAAGATTGTTTTTTATTTTAAACTCGGTTTATATCTGTGATATTTTATGACACACTGTGTCATAAAATAAAATACTTAACTTTGCTTTTTATTTCATGACACAATGTGTAACTTACCTTGTATAACTTACCTTGTACTATTAACGTCAAAAAATACCGCCCCATTTCATAACTGTCAACAATATCATATTTTATGACACACTGTGTCATAAAATAAAATACTTACCTTTTAAGAAACTTACCTTAGCTTTTTATTTCATGACACAATGTGTCATAAAATAAAATACTTACCTTTTAAGAAACTTACCTTTTAAGAAACTTACCTTAGCTTTTTATTTCATGACACAATGTGTAACTTACCACTTGTATAACTTACCTTGTACTATATGATTAACCTTTTAAATTGTAGTCAAAAAATACCGCCCCATTTCATAACTGTCAACAATATCAAATATAAGTTGCTTTTCTTCTTCTGTTATATCCGGAAAAGCCATCAGTTTCTTCAACAGAATTCTAAAAAAAGTATCAGGGAGATTTTTAGGCCGGTGTCCAAATTCGTGAACTTTACGCCGATATTCTTCATTTTCTTCTTCATTTTCTTCTTCATCTTCCCTTTCATATTCCCATTCATATTCATCAATACCCTCATTATCTTCAGGATAAGTTTGTTCTTCTTCTTCAGCAAAAAACAACTCGGCAAAACTATTCAAGTCATCTTCATCAAAATGAAACTGTTTTAAATTAAGCGCTTTCAGTCCTTCACGCCAATGATATATATCAAACATGTCAATAAGGTCCCTTGAAGGAACTTTGGCAAATTTCGTATTAAATTTTGTCCAAAAAGAATCGTTTATACTATTTAACTTTGAGTAATAATATTCCTTCCATTCTTTAACTGTGTGCATCTTGGATAAAGCATTATCTCTCTGAGTTTCTTCTGTGTCTGTTGCTTCTTCTTCTGTGTCTGTCGCTTCTATAACTTTTGTGTCTGGCACTTCTATTTCTTCTGTGTCTGTCGCTTCTATAACTTTTGTGTCTGGCACTTCTGTGTCTGGTACTTCTATAACTTCTATGTCTGGCACTTCTATAACTTCTGTGATAACTTCTGTGGCTGGCGCTGTGTTCACTTTTGCTGTCAGTGTAGTTTTATCATTTGTTAGAGATATTGTTACCGAGGATGTTACTGGTAACGATAATTCTACTGTTATCGAGGTCCCCGAGACACTCAGTGAGATATTTGTGTTCATGGTTGTTGAGATATTTGTGTTCATGGTTGTAGTATCTAATGACATTGTCATCGTTAATTTGTGATGAATAATATTAACCTTAATTCAATTTTTGAGTTGTTTGAGGTTTTGTTATATATCATATTATAATATATGAATTAGACTTTGCATCAGCAGTGCTCAAAAGAATGAAACTTTCATCAGAACTATAAATCCTTTCATCTTTCATAATATCTCGGCACATTTTATGTGATGAGATTTGATTTGATTTAATTTATCTCGTGAGATTTGATTTTGATTTAATTTTTAAGTGCCTCCTAATTTTATTTGCGATTTTTGGTAAATTTTTTGATAAGGGATAAGGTTGAAAATTTAATTTATTTCATAAGTTGGTTTCCAGAGTTCTTCGAATATTTTGTCCAACATTTTTACGCGTCCGTTGTTTTCGCTCACGCAATTTTCTAGCCAGACCTGTTTTTGTTTTTTGACAGCGGACTCTTTCTTTTCGTTCTTCCAAGGAAGTTTCCCCACAAAAGATTCAGCGATTGTGTAAAGCAAACTTTCTATATCATTTCTACGTTCAAACCGTTGTATTTTTTCATGAGCATCTAAAGGCATGTAATCGATAGTACCACCGACTGCTTTATTTTCTTTCTCAAGTCTTGTACACATTCCGAAATCAATCAAGTAATATACATCATTTTTCTTCATTATGTTTTCTGGTTTGACGTCATTGTGAGAGTACCCAAAAGAATGTAGGTATTTTAGAGCAATCAGTATATGTTCACACATTTTTGCCTGTTCATCATGATCTACCAAGTTCAAATTGTTCAAAGCAATGTCCATCAGCGGGGTGACCAAGTAGTAATACTCAACATCAGTTACAGCGCTACAATTTTGGGCAGACAGTTTTCCGTAAGCTATGAATGGTAAGATATGATTCTTTGAATTTCCTTTCAGTTTCCTGAGAATGTTTGACTCGTATGTAACCGTCAGTGATTGGCCGCTAATGATGGGTTCTAATTTGATGGCATACTCTTCATCACTACAAGGGTCCAACTTCTTTACGTAATATACTGCACCGCAACCTCCTTTACCAATTTGTGTTCCGATTTGCCACACTTCGTTTGTTTTAGATTCGAAGGTAACACCGTTGAATTTGTCTGTGTCTGGTTTGTTATTTTTTTTTTGGTTTTTTTCTTTTTTAGGCTCTTGGTCTGCGTCACGTTGTGAGTTTCTACATTGGTCAACGGACTGTATCAAAACGTCTTTGGTCAATTTACTTACATTTTTGAGTCCGAGGCCGAGGTCTTTAGATATCTGAATCAACTCAACTTTTGTCATCGCCTTCAAGACATCTAAGGGTGGCACGGAAAGATTGCTTCCTGAGGAAGAACGCTCCGGAACACGAGCAGGAGATTTCTTAGGTGTCTTAGAGGCATGGCGGGTACGTTTCGTGGGAGATTGGCGGGTGCTAGGCTGAGGAGGAGTAGGAGATTCGACGCGAGCAGGAGACTTTTTGGGGGATTGACGAGCACGTCTAGGTTGACGAGGAGCTGGGGGTTCGTCACGCTCAGGAGAGTGGACGCGTCTAGGTTTCGGACGTTCAGAGGATTCGTCACGATCAGGAGTGGTATCGTCGTCCTCTTCACGCACATTCATAATCAAGACATCAAGTATACATTGCTTGATGTCTTGCTCCAAGCGTATCATATCCTCAGCGCCGAACAGGACTTGAACCTGTTCCAACGCCAGAATACGCGGTATGAGATGTTTCACTAGATACTTTTTGGACGTGTTCAACAGTCCGTAGGCGAGAGATTCTTTAAAGTTTGTATGCATGGTTGGTTGTTTATCTTCTAGCTTATTTAATATAAAAAAATCTCAATTTTTCGGAACTTGTATATTTTCGTCTATATAAGGGTTATAGGGAGGACTTGGGCTGTATATGAGGACTAGGGGGATTTAGGGGCTGAGACTTGTATATTTTTCACCACACTAATTTATCAGACCTAGTAGATTGAACACTCTTTTTTGAATCAAAGTGATGTTTTTTATTTTTTCTTCAGGTTTCTGGATCTCCCGTAATAACGATTCAATATTTTTAAGTCTTTCTTTTGGTATGATTCTTTTTGGTATTTTTATTTGTTCATCTTCTTCTTCAATATCTAAATTATCTAATTCGTTATCAGTGACAATATCATCGAGAATATCATTTCCCTCTCTTTCAGTAATACTACCATTTTCAACAGCGTCAATAACAACTTCGCGAATAACATCTTTAGCCAAATCTTGAGATACTACATCTTCGACAAGAGAAGAATCTACATCTGGGAGACTTTTCTCAATTTGTTCAATATTTTCATTTACTTTTTCTATATTATTTTTCAAACGATCAATAATATTATCAGCTAATGATGGATTGATATTGTTGGTTTTATCAATACTTCTCGCTATGGAATCAGAAACTTTAAATGACTGGTTTCTATTTTTTCTCGGGAGTCTGCTGTCAACAGAAAGCCTGCTGTCAACAGAAAGCCTGCTGTCGATAGATGAACGGGATAGTGATCTACTACGGGAACTTAGAGATGAACTACGGGAACTTAGAGATGAACGGGATAGTGATCTACTACGGGAACTTGGTCGAGAAATAGATCTACGAGAACTTTGTCGAGAAACAGATCTACGAGAACTTGGCCGAGAAACAGAAGAACGACTAGAAGACCTTGATCGTTCAACTAAACGGCTTTGTTTTTTTTTTATTTCATTTATTAGCTCCTGTTTAGTTTTATTCTTAATTGGAAGTGAAAAACTTTGAGCTATATTTTGAAGTTGGGCTTTTGTCATTTTCATTGTAGGCTCAGCCATATTAGACGGAGGTGGTGCGATACGTTTAGGATATATGGTCTGTGGCCTCTCTGAATTTAAACTTGATGACCTGCTACTCCTGCTACTCATTTCACTGACTGATACGTTACGTCTTCCCTCTACTGGCGAAACACTTCTTCCTCTTTGACTTACCCATTGACGAGGATATTTCACGCTTTGATAATCAGATATTACTGATTCAAGGTCAGGGTCTACCGATGCAGGACTATAAGATCTTGGTCTGGACGGACGCGTTGGAGCAGTTGGAGCATACAAACGTTCATTAATTTCGTCTAAAAGTTGTTGTTTAGTTTTTACCTTTTTACCTATCTTAAGTGGTATAGAATACCTATTTGCTATTTCTTCCAATTCTTTTTTGAGCATATTTAAGTTTGGGACTCCTGTATCTGCAGGCGATCTTTTTACAGGGGATCTTTTTGTAGGAAATCTTTTTGCGGGGGATGGGGGTGCATTTCTTTTTTCATTAATTTCATCAATCAACTGTTGTTTAGTTTTTGCTTTATTATTTAGTTCAAGAGGAATAGAATATTTTACAGCAATTTTTTCTAATTCTTTTTTAATCATTGCAATAGAAATTCTTTCGGTACTGATACTATTTCTGCTATTTCTGCTACTATTTCTGCTATTTCTGCTACTATTTCTGCTATTTCTGCTACTATTTCTGCTATTTCTGCTACTATTTCTGCTACTATTTCTGCTATTTCTGCTACTATTTCTGCTACTTCTACTACTATTGTTTTCCCGTATTTTTTTCTTAATATCATTAACAAGTTGTTGTTTAGTTTTTGCCCTATTATTTGAGGTAATTGGTATAGAATATTTAAGAGCGATTGTTTCTAATTTTTTCTTAGGCATTTTGATATTAATTTCTGAGGGATCTGAATAAGATGTATTTTTAGATGTTCCAGGGGATCTTGTTGTTTTTAAACCAGGATATTGTTTTTGTTTGGCAATAATTTCATCACACAGTTGTTTTTTTGTTTTTTTCCCATCACGGGATAAAGAATTTGTTACATCAATGCGTAAAGTTCGAGCTAGTTTGAGAAGTTCATTTTTTGTGAATGACATACATTTGCTATTATTCATGTTTAATTTTAATTATACAGTGTTATATTTCAAAATTCAACAATTACGGGAATGCTGTTACAGATACGTCCCCGCGCCCTGCCGATGTTGAACCGTAATAAGAGTTCCCCATATTATATTTTTTCATATCAATACCACCGATAGCTGTTTCTGTGCCTCCCGAAGAATTATAAATTAAATTGGCTAACTGGTTGCTAGTTTCGTTATTGACTCCTCCCATAACATTCATAGCACCATGTTGCAATACAGCATTCGGTCCTTCATATGCACCACTAGGAACAAACCAATTTCCACTAATTGGAGTAATTGGCAAATCTCCGCGTATAGGGTCTCCCAAACCACGCAATCTTGAATTTCTGTTCGCATATATGTACCTGTCATAGATAATGGGTTGTTTAGCAGTTCCATCTTGAGAAAAGAATGGAGTACTAACATCTGCTTCAATTGTGGAAGTTGGCCACCCATTCCCTGCTTGTTGCATGACAGTGTTTAAAACTTGATTATAATTTCCGTTGGCATAAGCGGTTTCGTTGAAAGATCCGTCTGGTTTATACGAGGCATTCATGTACCCTGCTTGGCCAGAAAGAGGATCGACAGGCACACCCATGTTGAGAGGACTAGGGAATTCGCTTCGTAAGTTTGCACCATAATCAACATTAGAAAAACGGGGACTCAACTGAGATTGAAAATTAGGAGTAGAAAAGAAATCGTGCGAGTCAGGTTCTTTAAAAACTTTTTCTACTTTCAATATTCTGGAAGGAGTCATCCAAAAACCTTCTTTAGTGTTGTTAATAACCCATACTAAAATAATTGTAATGACAGCAATAGTGAAGAGCACAATATTTTCCATTTTATATAACATTTTTAATTGAAATCAGCAATAATAGTTTATGGAACAGAGAAAAGATGAACAATGTTATGAAAAACACTAGAATAATGCTTCAACGTAGAGGGTATAAAGACGAAAATATAAGTTTTACTCAAGAAGACGATCATGGCAAAAAACCAAGATTTGAAGTATATGATGAACATGAACCGCTATCTGTGTTTTTTGTCGAAGATAGTAAAGTTTCTATACAAATTTTTAAAGCTATTTTATCAACAAGTAAATATAAACATATTATTATTGTTCATGCTTTTCCTCTAACTCCCGATACAGTTAAAAGTTTCAAAATGAATACTTACTTGCTTTATTTTTTTGAATCTTTTACTTTCGATGAAATGTCCTATGATCCCGTGGAAATTGTTGCTCCTCATTGGTTAGTAAAAGAAAAACCAACTTTGTGGATGAGATTACCTATAATTTTATCTACTGATATTATAGCCCGTTATTATTTATTTAAACCCGGGGACGTTGTAGCAATCAAAGAAGGTAATTTTACAACATACCGTAAATGTGTACAAGTTTCTTAAAAAATAACCACAAATATGACACTTTGTGTCATAAAATTGTCACGCGCTAACTGCCGCGCTAACTGCAGCACAAAACACAAACACAAATATATTTTATGACACTTTGTGTCAAAAAATTTTTTACTTGTGCTTTGTGACAAAATATAGATTACGAAAATTTTTCTTCTCTTTTCATGCTATTCAATAAATGGTTTAACGTATGTTGTTTTTGCCAAAGAAGCAAATTATTAATAACTGTTGGGCCAACCCTGGAACGTGTAGACAAGTAAAACTTATGAATGATTCGAAGAATTTCATTTTCTTGATTAGAGCTGGTGTTTACAAATTGTCTTTTTGAAATGTAAATATTCACATATTTTTTGTAAAGATCCTGGCTGAGAAGATATAAATCATTTTCTATTAGTTCTGCTTTTTTCTCAAAATCGTACAATGCCAAAAAATCATCAAACATTTGTTTTGTAAATCCAACACCCCTAACGCTGTATGTTCTTAACTGAAGATATCTGAACTTTAAACTTGAAACGTTGCCTCTAACTGAAACTAAATATTTATATTGAGGATTGAAGATCCTGTAATGTTTTTTTGTTTCATGGCAAACAATCAACAATCCTTGGTGATGGTCGATGTTTATTGTATTCACTGTATTAATCAATTCCGACACTGATTCAAACTTGTGTTGCCTTACTTTGTCTACTTCATTACCGTTTAACGTAATAGGTGTGTCCATATCTAAATTGTTATCTTTGTCAAAAGTCCCGATATGATAAATTGTTGGGCACGGTTCTGCGCGACACACAATTCTTTCTTCTTCTGTTGGTTTGAGCATGAAAATATATTTATTTTCTGGGTTCAAATTATCAGTAAAAAGTTTTTGTAGATAAGCAGTGCTCTTTTCGTTGTTCAGTTTAAATTTTTCATTAAACGAACCTGGCTTTGGTTTTACCATTTCTTCTTCCACGTCATCTACAATATATCGGATGGCTTTTGTAAAAGTTTGGCCAAAAGTGTCGTATTTTGAAGCCCATTTACTTTTCATAGCAACTAATTTTTTGTTGGTAGATATGTACCATTTGTTTTTGACACAGAATACCCTAATAACTGTACCTTCGTGTAACTCGAAAACAGAACAGTTTTCTAAAACAACAGAAGATATAACATCTTCGGCGGTTTCAAGTTCTGCGGGGCGCGGGAGACCAGGCATGAAAAGATATTCATCCACTGTAACATATCCACGATACTCACCCTGTTCATCATCTTCGCAAAATAGAACAACATTGTTCTCTGGGTCGGTGTCCGAAACAGTCTTCGCCAGGCGTTGTAATTCATCTTTATTTATTCTATTGTGCGTCATGTTCATGGATTAATTTCTTTCTATACTTCTTATTCTTAAGATCAACTTTTCTTGTGTTTGTTTAAATATTGGCCCTTTTCAAGATTCTCTAAGTCCCTATATTTTTACCCACATCCGGACAAATTTTTCATATAATTGCTCCCATCAGCAATGACATATCCTGAATACTGGCGCAGAGCTTCTTGATTTTGTTGCATTCCGCGAATATAATTGTATACACCACACCCAGGGTAAACAGTAGAGGTGAATTGTACGCCAAAATTCCCGGTTAGATTATTCAACGCTTGCAGTTCGCCGGCAGAGTAAATCATATCTGAATTTTGGCCATACATTTCTCCTTGTATACCATTTGAACTTAAATTTACATATTCAACATACTGGGGGCGTTGTGCATTTTCCACCATCACACGGTCTTGTGCACTGTTACATCCAGCATTTTTAGTCATAAACGAATCTGGGTGTACTGGTCGGCCAGCACTATCGTACCCATTCCACGTAGGACAAACCATGTTTCCTGGATTGAGAAACCTATCGCTTTGGATTTTGCTGGCGTATGATGGGTCAATCTTACATGTACGTATTGAAGAATTTAAACTTACATATCCTGCCATTTTATACTACATAAAATACTTTTTGTTCATAAAAAGAACTTAAAGATGTTTCCTGACGAAGATTACGATGATTATTTATATGAACAAGAGTATGAAAACGCGGTTGACCAATTTAATGTTGGTTTAGACAACATAAAACATATGGAAGTTTTTGAAGAACAAGGGTTAGATGCTAACAATATGGATAAAATTATGTACGTTGTTGTTAGCTCTTTGAAAGAAAAACAAAATATACAAATTACAGGAGCCGATATCCGTTTGATTCAACGAGGTATGACTCATACACCAAATGTGAGATTTAAAAATATGACATGTTTTGTTCTGGGCTTTTACATCACTGTTCAAGAAAAAACAATAGATTCTAAACGATTCAAGCAAGTAACCAAATTTCTTCCAAATTTAATGTTCGTTGTAACCGCCCCTGATGTTTTGAGATATTGTAATTTGTGGGCAAAAAACATTTGGCCAAAAATGAATTAATGACCGGCCACAAATAAATTCATCTTAAGAAAAACAGCTTCTTATAAAAATGGAACCTATTTTGGAATTCAATGATAGTCGTTTTGTATTTGATGTTAAATATCTTGATCTTGACAATCTATACAAACAACATCGAGCTTCCTTTTGGAGTCCTGAAGAAGTAGATTTATCTCAAGATACAGCAGATTGGAAAAAGTTATCAACAGACGAACAATATTTTATTGAACATATTTTAGCATTTTTTGCCATAAGCGACGGTTTAGTGAATGAAAATTTAGTGCAAAATTTTTATAACGAAGTACAATACCCAGAAGCTCGTGCTTTTTATTCTATTCAAATCATGATGGAACAAATACACAGCGAAACATACGGGCTTCTTTTAAAAGAACTTGTTCCTGACCGATTGAAGCAAAACAAACTATTTAATGCAGTAGAACATTTCCCAGCTATCCGTGACAAAGTAGAATGGATGAAAAAATGGACTCACCCTGAAAATGCATCGTTTGTCGAACGGTTAATTGCTTTCGCCGCAGTTGAAGGTATTTTTTTCTCGGGGTCGTTTTGTTCGATTTTCTGGCTTAAGAAACGTGGTATTTTGCCAGGTCTTACTTTTTCAAACGAACTCATCTCTCGCGACGAAGGTCTCCATTGTAAATTTGCCATTAATTTATACAGGAACCATATTGTAAATAAAATATCACATGAAAAAATAAGGGAAATCCTACTCGGCGCGCTAACTATAGAAAAAGAATTCATTATTGAATCGCTACCTGTGAAATTAATTGGCATGAATTCCAAGCTCATGACTCAATATTTGGAATTTGTAACCGATTATCTTCTTAAACAGTTGGGCTGTAGCCCCGAATTCCATGTTTCAAATCCTTTCGAGTTCATGAATCTGATTAATTTGGAAGGAAAAACAAACTTTTTCGAAAAACGTGTAAGTGAATACCAGAAAGTTGGTGTTTTAAGATTTGACATGGTTGACGACGAATAGCTAAACGTAAATTGATCTAATGGATACTCTACCCAACCCTGTGCATTATAAAATCCTTGACCATCTCAATACTGTACAAGATTGGAAAAATTATATCGTTGTAATATATTATGAATATTACACATTATTAAGAAATGTCAAGCATACAGAAAAGTATAAATGCTTATGTTATGATTAAGCAGCGAATTAAGGAACAACAAACTATTCTTAAAGATATGCGTAATGAAGAAAATGCAATTATGAAAGAAATTAAAAATTATCTAAACCAAACGGGAGAAAGCGGTATACGCATTGACGACGATACTGTAGTTTCAATCACAAGTCACGAAAAGAAAATTACATATCCCAAAAAAGAATACGAAGAAAAAGTTAAATATCTTTTATATTCTCGTGGTATCGAAGATGATGAATTTGTAAATGAATTGTTGGACAGAACACATGACGTGGTACAACAACAAAAATTAAAAATAGTTAAAAGTTAAAATTTTTCGAATATGCTTTTTATCACACGTGTGTGTTAAAAATGTGCAAGACTACACGCTAACGAACGTCCGTGAGCGTGGAAAAAGCGGTTCTCAAATTCATAAAAATTACAAAGCGTTCAAACAATATTAAAGACAGATTAGACCATTGGGTCTCGTCAGGGTGAAGGCTCCTGACGGGCGTCCATCAAGCAATGTCAGAAAGAAATTAGATTCTTTGGGTCTCACTGATGGTGAAGACTACTGGCTCGTAGACGTCTACGAGCCGGCGAAACAAGCCTCATGAGAGCCCAGATACGACCTAATCAAACCGTGGTTAGGAATTAAGTGTTGGTTTTGAAGGCTGATACGACAAAAATATCTAAAAAGAAAATATTTGACGACTTGAATGAGGATAGGTAAATATTTAGTTCTTCAAGAGTTGATTAATGAGTTGAGACCGGATATACAGAAAACATAAAATATTTTTTGTATTTTCTACATCATTTAATGATGTAGAATGTAAATTTTTCAAAATTCAAAGCATAGTTCGTATGCTTTGAATTAAATCTTCTGATTTTTTCCCAGAATAAGATAGTCCCAAAGATTTACATATAATTTCTAAATTTTGTTTATTTGTATAGTGTAAAATATGACTGTTTGGGATAGCATGTATTTTTAATAATCTTTTGGTTCTGTCCATATCTAATGAATTTACTCTACTAAATTCATATAGATAGACTAAAGCTCCTTTTAGAACCAAATATTCTTCTTTATTTAAATTGTGTTTATAAGCATCAAATTGTTTAATGTATTGATTTCTTTTTCCTTTCAATGCTTCTTTTACAACACCTAATTCTTGAACACAAATTTGCAATAAATCTTTTATAGCAGAAGGATGTTCTTTTATTTTATGAAGATCTTCATATTTGCCATGGTGTTTTTCTTTTTCACGGGGAACGTCTTTTTCACGAAGTTTTTCTTCTTCTCGGCGTTTTTCTTTTTCACGAAGTTTTTCTTTTTCACGAAGTTTTTCTTCTTCTCGGCGTTTTTCTTTTTCACGAAGTTTTTCTTCTTCTCGGCGTTTTTCTTTTTCACGAAGTTTTTCTTCTGCTCGGCGTTTTTCTTTTTCACGAAGTTTTTCTTCTGCTCGGCGTTTTTCTTTTTCACGAAGTTTGTCTTCTTGGTGTTTATCTTTTTTACGATTTTTTTCTTTATCATATTGGTCCCGGTCTCGTGTAATTTCATTACCGGTTTCGTATCTTTCATATCTGTACATTTTTTTAAATCACGCTTAGTCTTAAGCGTCCTGCGAACATTTCTCATAACTATTTCTGACCCAGATGAGCCATTTCCATAAAATTTGTTTAGTTTTGTCGTCGCTTATATTCCATGCATTAATTATATCTTCTTTAAATGATGTGTTGGGAATTGTTGGGATAGTGTATATAAATTGAGAACTATATGTTTCTTGAAATTCTGGAAAAGACATTGGTTCAAAAATTTTAATTAAAGTATTTTCTGTAAGACGGTTCTTAATTTCATGGCGGGTGTATATAAAATTTTTATATAAGTCGATGTTTTTCTCTTCAAAAAAAACTAAAAGAGAGTCTATAAATTCTGTCAAAATATGCTTTATCATTTTCTAATTCATTGCATACTCATAATATATTCAAAAATTGTTACTTTAACAGTATACAATGTTTTTCATAAAAGATGACGTTGCAATTTCCTAAAGAACACAAGAAAGTTTTCCCAAAAAATAAATACATCAAATATCCATTAAAAATTAAAATGATGTGGTGTTTTGAATCTGAACTGCATAAGCTTTGGGAGAAAATGATTAATAGACCAGATTTGATAAAAATGTATGGGAAAGATTTAAAATCAGACGACGCCGACTATATTATTGTAGTAAACGACTCTCAAGAGTATGAACCAACTCAAAAAAATCTTTCAAAGACTATATTTATTAAAATGGAGCCCAGTTGGTATAACAGTTTTTGGGAAAAAATAGACCCAATCCGGTTAAAAGCTAAGTGGGACCACCGCGATATAGACAATTATAATTTGGTTGAATGGCATTTACCCTATACTTCTGAAGAACTAAAAGCGCTAAATTGTACAAAAACAAAAGGAGATACAATTTCGTCCATCTTGTCGAATAAAAACTTCTACCCGTTACAAAATATACGAATTAATTTTGCTCTGAAAGCACAGCATTGCATGGACTGGGACGCGTACGGTATGTCAAGGAATTTACCTTGGAAAAAGTTTATGGGGGAATTACCTTTTCACGATAAACGTAATGCGTTGGTACCCTATAAATATTCTTTTGCTTGTGAAAACAATATTATCCCTGGCTACATTACTGAAAAATTATACGATTGTATCATGTGTGAAACTTTATGTTTTTATTCGGGACCGCACAATGTGAATGAATTAATTAATCCTCAAGCATACATATGTATAGATGTAACAAATTATGAACAAACTATTTTTATTATTCAAGAAGCAATAAAATCTCAACAATGGGAAAAAAGACGAAATTGTATAAGACAAGCCAAATTTTATATTCTTGACAACTTGGCTTTATTTCCGAGATTATGTAGATTATTAAAAATTTACGGTTAACAGTTGTGATGAAATAACCATTTATAAAAATATTTTTTGTTTTGAATAAAATTTTTATTTAATATTTGTTTACCATCCATGTTTTTTATTTCTTCAATGATTTCTTCGGACATTGGCTCAGTGGTAGTTCGTATTTTGTAACAAACAGAACATGTTTGGTCTGTCAACACTAGACGCGCTTCCGCGTTTGTCGGTACATCATTGCTCAGTTCTTGTTCTTTACGCCCTCCTTTCTTGATGCGATAGCGGTGCGAACATGGTTTATGAGTCGCAAAAACATCACTTAACGAAAATTTTTTATGAATATCGTTTTCCATGTCTCTCAGTTCTTGCAAACAATAGGGTCTGTCTGTCATTTTTGATTAGTATAGAAAATGATAGATAAGAACACTATAGCAGCAGCTGTCATGGTAAAGAACGAAGAATCTCGTATATTAACTACTATTTCCAGCGTTCATGGTAAAGTAGATGGTATAATTTTATGCGATACTGGTTCGTGCGATAATACAATTGATCTTGTCGAAGATTTTGCGAAGGACCACGATATGAAATTTCATTTGCTTAAAATTTCTTTTGAAGATTTTTCAACGACAAGAAACAAAATGTTAGAATTTGCTAACAATCTGCAGTACGATTATCTGCTACTTCTTGATTCAAATGATGAATTAAAATGTGAACAAAAAGATTTGTATAAGTTGGTTGAAAACAATAAAGAATCTGACGTATTTATGATACAACAGTCTTGGTTCACGGGTTTCACGGAATGTAATTTTTCTAATATAAGGTTGATTAGAAACAGGGAAAAATATAGATACAAAGGATGTGTACATGAATTTTTAGATGTAGGCAAAGATAAAATAACTGTTGTCAAAGCTCCACTAAAACCGTCAATTGTAATTTATCAAGACAGAGTTCTTGACAATGACGGAAAAACAAGAATCAGATGGAAAAACGATGAAATTTTACTCAAAAAAGAACTTGCGTTAAACCCTTCGTGTTCTCGCACCCAATACTATTTAGCGCAGACATATGATTGTTTAAACAGAAAAAAAGATGCCTATTTCTATTACAGAATGAGAAGTAAAAATAAAAATGGATTCTTTGAAGAGAGATTTTTATCCATGATGAAATGTGCTGATTTTGAAACAGATGAAGAAGAAAAAATTATGTGGTGTCTACGTGCATTCGATGTTCTTGAAAGAGCTGAACCATTAGTAACTTTATGTCGTGTATACAGAGCAAAAAATAAATTTAAAATTGCGCAAACTTTTGCTAAATTAGCGTGTTCCCTTCCTTATCCAGATGAATGCATTTTATTTGTAGACCAGAAAATGTACAGTAATGACCGCTGGCAAGAAATGGCTATCTGCAGTTTTTACATCCAAGAATTCAAAGAAGGAAGGTCCGCGTGTCTGAAAGCTATAGAATCAGGATATGATAAAGAACTTAATGAAAAGAATTTAACGTTTTATGATAAATTGTAAATTGTTCATCGTACCACCTTCGGTGGCGCCGTCGCAGGCGGTATGTTGTTTAATAGTTTTACGACACTTCTGTCTTAAAACGTTACGATAAGCAGTTGTAATTATTGTTTCAACTTGAGGGACATCATTTCTAGTAGTAGTTTATTTACGTCCAAATTTTCTCCTCTTTCGACGGCTGTTATTGTTTCTGTAACTGTGGCTAATGTTTCTTTTTCCTCCGGATCTAAATCTTTTTGAACTGTATTAATAATTGTTCCGAGTATTGAAGTTAAATCTTTCAAACTATATTTGCCAGAATTTAAACCACCTTTGATGTTTTTCACCATGATATTGAATTCAGGTTTTGCAAGAAAATCAGAAACATCAGTAATATTAGACATATTGGAGGATTTTACCTGCTGTACTACATCAGCAAACATAGGTGTTTTCTCCAAGATGTTTAATGCAACTTCGCTTGATGACAACGGAGGCTGAGACGCATTTTGGTCTTCCAGAGCCGGTTTCCCTTGAGGAAAAAGAATTGTTTCTACATCATATAACGATTTCCAAAAATCTTCAGCAGATGTAAAAATATTCATATTTATAGTCAAATGCTCCTTACTTGTTTTAAATTCAGGCTGTGTAAATTCCATCTTTTTCTGATTTTCAATCAAAAATGTCCTGAACATATCCACTTCATGATCTTGCAATGTCGTGTTTTTTAAACCTTCCATATATTTATTATAAGAAACAATAAGTGGATATTTGCGTTTATATGAAGATACTAAACTGGCAAAAAAGTCTTTCATCATTTGGAACTCCATTTTATATAGCAAAAAGAAACGTTAAGTCGTTTATTTACACAATTTCTTAGGTTCCTTCATGAAACATAAATCGGAAATTCATACATTTTAAGTAATGAAGGAGGGCAATGTGCAATAAATAAATCGATAATTCTTGTGTCATTGTTTGTCAAAACAATATCAATCAAACACTGGTTCTCAAATGTTTGATGCCAATTTATTTTATATTTTATAATTTGCTTCACTACATCGTAATCTCTTATATATGTGTATAAAACATCTGTGAAATCACACCATTTAATCATAGTTTTCAGAAGCGGATCGAAATTGCCCGGGTTAGCTCTTATCAAGGCGTAACATTGAACAGTGTCTAGTTTGTTATTTTTGAACAAATTTACTATAGTTTGTTCCGACAATTGGGTTTGAAACAATTTTTGAATAACTGTGTCGTCAAATATTGGAGATCTACAATTTGGGCATCTTTTTGTTTTGTTGACTGTTTTGACCATAGCAATACATTTCCGGTGGAAAACATGCGAGCACGACAACAATACTATTTTTGGCCCTACCCAAGATCTAGTAGGCTCTAAACATATTGAACAAGTGTTGGTCATTTTTTATATTTTCAAAAATTTTTCAAAAAGGATTCTTTGAGTCTTACCGGTTCACAAAAAAAAACTACAGACAACCTAATGAACGAGATGAATTTACTCGTCAGGAGTTTGAGGAGTTTGTTGTGAGAGACGGGACGAAGTTTAGCAAGAGGGCACGAAAAGGGTGGCAAAAGTATAAAGTATTGATAAATATATTTTTATGACAAATAGTGTAAAGTTAATACTCTAAGAAAGAAATAAATTTGTTTAAAACATGGTGAACAAAATTGCACTAATTATCGGAGCTGGTGGTCAAGACGGTAGTTATTTAGCAGAATTTCTGTTAAGTAAAAATTATGAGGTACATGGTATTCTGAGGCAATCGTCTGTGGATAACACACAGCGCGTTTCACATTTAATGGATCGTGTTCAGTATCACATGTTTGATATAAATCAACCAATGAGTAGTTTATTATATAAAGTAAACCCAGATGAAATATACAACTTGTCAGCATTATCATTTGTGAAGACTTCATTTGACATGTGCAAAGTGGTGACGGAAACAAATTTCACAAGTGTTCAGAATCTTCTTGAAGAAATACGGTTAGTAAATCCATCTATTAAATTTTATCAAGCCTCAACAAGTGAAATGTTTGGTTCTTCTTTGCCTCCTCAATCCGAAACAACTCCTTTTTGTCCTAATTCTCCGTATGCTATTTCTAAATTAGCTGCTTACTGGACAGTTAAAGCTTTTCGTGAAGCTTACGGTCTATTTGCCGCAAACGGTATTCTTTTTAATCACGAAAGCCCTAGACGAGCTAGTCATTTTGTGACGAAGAAAATTTGTAAAGGAGTTGCAGATATTTATTATCAAAAGAAAGAATATATAGAATTAGGTAATCTGAATGCTAAAAGAGACTGGGGGCATACTGTTGACTACGTGAAGGCTATGTGGTTGATATTGCAGCATGATGTTCCTGATGACTTTGTTGTAGGTACTGGTCGAAGTCATAGTGTAAAAGAATTTGTAGAAATTGCATTTAAATTTATTTCAATGAATATAATATAGAATGGCAAGAAGAAGGAATTAATGAAATTGGAGTGGACCAAAATGGGATAGTGAGAGTTAAAGTTAATATAGAAAATTTTAGACTTACCGAAGTAGAACATTTGGAAGCAAATTATGAAAAAGTTAAACGATGTTTGTCTTGGGAGCCTGAAATTGGGTTTTGCGAACTTGTTCAAGATATGATGACGTCTGAAATAACTAAAAAAACTTGAATTTATTTTACGCGAATGCGTCCAACAGCGACAATTTTTAGACGCTAGCGTCTGAAAATTACTACATTATTACTCAATTTCTTCGTCGTTAAGTTTTCCTATATTACGGATATGTGTTTGACTTAAAAAAGACTTACAGAGCTCATATCCTTTGTCGAACATCTCTATAATTTCTTTATTAGTGCTCGTGAAGTTAAAAAAGTTCGTTGATGTTTCTAAAATAATAAAATCGCAATGCGAAGCGTCGTTTATTTTATCCAAAGTAGATGTTTGAACAAAAACCAGCAAGAGTTTCATCAGAAACCCAAACGTGTAACCAGTACTTTCATTTCTGGTTGGATTTTTGGTAAGTATACCTAAACATAAATCTTCAGGATCAGTACACCCCACAGGAAAATTATCTACAAACCCTCCATCTATATATTCTTTGTCATTATAACGAAATGCTTCGAAAACAAAGGGGAAAGAACAGCTCATTCTGATACCGTCCAGAACAGATAAATTTGGGTAGTTTTTGTAGTTCACATATTCTTTTTTTTCATCAGTTAAGTTATAAGTTGTCAAAGTAAATTCGACATTGTATTTATTTTTCAAGTCAATTATAGTTGGGATATATCCTATTTTAGACATGATGAGAAAATCTAGAAAATTTGCTAATGGTTCAAAACTCAACAATGTTTTGTAATTGAATATATTAAAAAAATTTAAAAATCCAACAGATTTATACATTTTTTTGTAACAAACGAGAGAGATGATTTCTAATGGTTTGTATCCAATAATAAGTAATACAGAAATTACAGTTCCTGAAGAAGTGGCGTAATATTTTTCAACATGGTTCAAAATATTGTTTTCAAATAGAAATTGTATCGCGCCCAGCGTTTTTAAAGCATTTGTTGAATTTCCACTCAACACGAGACTTTTGTACATTTTTTTGCTTTTGCTTAATCCTTAATTATCTATTTTCGGGTAAATAAAGATCTTCATCAAGCCTACGACACTATTGCAATAAAAATACAAAGGTTTGTTCGCCTCCACCCTTACTTCAATGGGGTCGGTCACGAAGGAACTAATTTTATTGATACGTACAAATTGATCAGCATAATACATAAAGTGAATCATATCGCTTTCTATAGGTTGTTCTTTCCCAAACACCATTGTTTTTGTTGTTATTCCTGTTTCAAACGAGAAGGTCAGCTGGCCTTTACATTTGGTTAAACTAATAACGGGTATAGAATTAAAAGACCGGCATATTTGATTGAAATTTGCGCTGGATAGAGGTATGGAAGGCGTTGTGTATAGCAGAAGATTCATTGGTTTGATATTTTGAATATTCTCTATGCTCACGGAAAGTATTAATTTCACATTATCTTCTGTATTTTTTTCGAAATCAAAGATGAAAGGTTTGTTCATTTTCATACTGAAAACATCCTTGTGTTTTATATGTTTGAAAAATTCTTTGTTAATATGCGAATTTAATCCTATATATTTAGGTTCGTCAAAATCGTAAACATATTCTTGAAAAGAACTAGCCGGCAAAAATATAGTAAACAATATATTTTGTGTTGTGCGGTTTTCCATAAACATTCCTTTTTTGTCAATCGTGAAACACGCAGTTGTCATGTTTTGAAATATAACTTCAAAAAGAGCTTTAAACTTGCCACCATGTTTGGAAACAGCGTAGAACATTTATTTAGTTCTCACTCTCATCTTATATCTTTTATAGGGAGGGGGTATCAAAGTAGTATGTTTTGTTATTAAAGTAATACATTTTCTGAGCAAGCGAGTCACCTGAGTTCTGTGAAACGCTTTCACTTTAAATGCTTTTCCTAAAAGATCATTTTGGCATAAAACGACCCGTATATTTTGCGGATCCATTAATTAATTTATTATTATTATTGATGATATATTGGGATAACCATTGACAAATATCTACATAAACATATCCAGACCTGTTATATTGAAAAGAGTCAAGAGTTTTAAAAACTTGTAATAAATTTCTAGATAAATGAAATTTATTTACTTTCTTTCCAGAAACACGGACAAGATGATTAAAACATACTAAATTTTTAAGTTCCGCAAAATAAGTTGCGCGGCGATCTAGAACATTTTGCATATCTGGCGAACATATTATCATAGATGTATTATTAGGATCGATTAATTTGTTTTCAATAATAATATCATTGAATACTTTCATTATATCTCCTAGCGTAAATTCCGAAGCATTAAAAGACGGTTTGTATTTGAAAATGAAATCTTTTAATTTACTTGTTTCCTTGAATATATAATAACTTTCGTAAATGTTTTTTCTCATTTTTATAGTGGTTCACCGACTCTTAACTTATTTATTTTTTGACACGTTGTGTCATAAAATATTGATAAGTTGTTCTACAACCCTGTTGACCCGAATCCATTTCCACCGCGGACAGTTTCATCGAGTGTTTTAACTATTGTTATCTCAGGTGTGGTTATTTTTTCTAAAATAAGCTGTGCAATTCTCATTCCTTCAGCAACTGTGAAGAAATTCATAGAATTATTGCACAAGATTACACCTACATTGCCTGTATAATCTTCATCAATAACCCCTCCTGCTATATCAATTTTATAGTTCAAAGATAGACCAGACCGTGCTGCTATTCTTCCGTATGTGCCACGCGGGACTTTAATTGCTAAATCTGTTTTTATTAATTTACGCGATTGAGGAGGAATGATAGTTGTCTCAGCGGCACTTAAATCGTAACCGGCAGCAAGACCCACTCTTGATGGAAGACTTGCTTTTTCGCTCAAAAACATAATTTTTAAAGTATTTTTTTCTGCTTTTTCCATTTTTATTGTTTTATATTCTCGCTGTCCTTCAAAATCTTTTGAAAGAACAAATTCTGTTTCTTCTGCTGTTGTGTTTTTCCATAATTTTTCTAAATCAGTACCAAGACAAGTAATAGAATACTTTTCTTTTTCAACAGTTTCTTCTAAAAACTTTTCAACTTCAAGATCTGCGACAGCTTTTTTTGCGCACAATTGTTTTGCGGTTTTCATATTATGAGATGATTCGGTGTATGCTCGGTTTTCGATGTTCAAAGTGCAGATAATTGTAAGAAGATGTGGTTGTCCTTCTTGTTTGCAAGTGTAAACAGGAAAATCAATCTTTTTCTTTTGAGTATATTCATTCAAAAGACCAATGTAGTTGATTGAGGCCATCTTTACTTTTTCTTGAAAACGGTCTGTTCATAAATCAATATTTTCTTCAGGTTCACTAAGAATGTTTCCTTCTTCAGGTTCACTAAGGATGTTTAATTCTTCAGGTTCACTAAGGATGTTTCCTTCTTCAGGTTTAGCGCTTTCAATATCTTCTTGGACAAAAAAGAAATTATTGTCTTTATAAAGATTTCTGTCAAAATTAAGCAAAAACAAAGATCTGACGTTCACATAGTCTAGTATGTCTGTGTTTATTTGTTTACTGATATTTTCTAATGTTTTATGTTGTTTAATGAGCTTCAAAGAATTAACAGGACCAATTTTGGGTATATTTTTATTGAAATCCGTCCCACACATGATACAAAGATCTAACCAGCTATCAAAACTCAGATCGAATACGTCCAGAATGGTTTGGAATTTTATAATAGTCAATTCCCTAGTATATAAATTAATTTGATTAATAATTACCGGGGCGCCGCATGCTAACGCGTCTGAATCACGTGTAAGAACAGCATCTGCCAGTCCTTGTTTAACAATAGACGATGCTACAACCTCTGCTTCTCCGTCAGCGATGATATGAGATACATTGCGACGATCTAAAAGTTGTTTAAGATCTAAAACATCTTGTTTCTTTATTTCTACGATGTTATTGGCTTTTTTAGTCAAACTACTTTGGGCAATATAGTAACTGAAACTGGTAAGATTCTTAAACGCTTTACTGTTTGTTTGCAAATATTTATCGTGAGTTTTTTGGAGATCATCGCTGACAACACCGGTTATTTTAAAGTTTTGTAAATCTTTTTCCAACAATTCCAAATTAGTTTTTTGCAATTGTCTCTGGTCGCAACGTTTTTGTTTCTCTTTTGATTTTTCTTCGGGAGAAATACCGTCAAAAACAAACAACAATGTTATTTCTGCTTCTTGAAATAAATTAATAAGATGTTCAAACGGAATAATAAAGTCCTCTTGGTGAGTAGCTTTATAAGTATATAAATAAAGCGATGCGTCAACTACAACACGTTTATTTTGAAACTCCAACACTGGTATGCATTGTTCAAAATAAGATTCTTTTTCTTTTACCTGTCTTTTAATCAAATCGCGGAGACCTTTTATTCCCATGTTTGTTTTGTAAGTATAAATGACAGTTTAAAAAATCAATTTGACAAAAAAATTGAACCTTTTAAAAGTAACAAGACATAAAAATAAACATGGACGTCATCAAGCAATTTTATCAAAAAACACAGTTCGTTGAACATCACATTGATTCTTACAATTACTTTATTAGCCATGGAATTCAAAATATCGTGGATAAAGAACCTGCAATCAGAATTGTAGATGCAACGTCAGGGAATGAAAACATTTTAGTAAAACTAGGCGAAGTGTTTATTGAACGTCCAAAATTTATTGACGCCGACAGGAATTCTCAGTTTTTATTCCCTAGAGAAGCGAGAGACAGAAACATGACCTACGACGGAACGATTTTCTGTTCTATTAAGATGGTTAATTTAAAAACTAAACAAACAACAATTCATAATCAAGTATCTATTGGAAAATTACCCGTCATGGTTCGTTCCAACATATGCAATCTTACAAAAAATAACTTGATTGAAAATAAAGAATGTACAAAAGACGCAGGAGGATATTTTATCATAAAAGGCAAAGAGCGTGTACTTATTGGTCAATTACGTCGTCAGTATAATAAAATATATGTGGTTGAAGAAGAAAAATCTGTATACATGGCTGAAATAAGAAGTATAAATGAACAAGGATTATCAGTATTAATTCAACTCAAATATTTGATGAACACCCATGAATTTTTTCTGTCACTTCCTTATATTAAGACGATGATTCCTGCAGGTATTGTATTTAAAGCACTGGGTCTGTCAAAAGATGATATGGTTACGTTTTTCGAAGAGTATAAATATATTCAGAAGACAACACAAGCATACGAAACGCTTGTTGTGCAATATGAAAAAGAAAATACACAAAAAGATGCTTTAGAATCTATCACTGCTATGCTTAATGATGAAAATAAAGGTTACGATTTTATCGAAACAATTTTAACGTCAGAAATGTTTCAACATGTTAAACCATGCACCCCCAAAAAAGCAGGGCAGCAGTTGAGCTACATGATTAGGAAAATTATGGCAACCATAAATAATCAACATGCTCTAGATGATCGTCATAATCTTTCACATAAACGTTTAGATGGTGTATCTTCACTGCTCTCTTTTCTTTTTCAGGGGTTGTTGAAACAATTTACAAAAACTATATCTAATCAACTCAAACATAAAAAAAATTTTGAAATAGAATCAGTATTGAAAAATATTAACAATATAACAAACGGTTTTCACATGTCCTTTGTGACTGGAAATTGGAATACCCTAAAAAGTTCGACATTTACACGAATTGGTGTTTCTCAGGTTTTATCTAATCTAAATTACGGGTCCCGTCTTTCTCATCTAAGAAGAATTATGCTTCCTATTGGAAACAAAGGAAAAAACCCAAAAACACGCCAGCTTCATTCTAGTCATTTCTCTTTTATTTGTCCATATGAAACTCCGGAAGGAGAGACTGTGGGCATTGTTACCAATTTAGCTCTTTCTGCCAAAGTATCCTGTACAATCTCAGCAGAAGAAACAAATATTGTTATTTGTCGTATGAAATCTTTTTCTTCGGATTTGAAAGGAAAAGTTTTCATTTTCCACAACGGAGATATTATGGGGTCGTCACAATCGGGGGTTGCTTTCTACCAAGAATTTTGTCTCTACAGACAATCAGATATGATAGACAACAATGTATCCATCGTGTGGTTGAAAGATGAAAATGAAATCCATATTGCAAGCGACGAAGGAAGATTATTGCGCCCTCTTTTTCTAATTGGGCCAAACAATAAACCACCTACTATTGATGGTAAAACTTGGGAAGAACTAGTACAAAAAAGTATTGTTGTTTTTAGAGATGTGGGTGAATTAGAGCAATCTGTTGTTGCTCTTGACAAAAATGACCTAACAAAAAACAGATGTGATTATCTAGAAATTTGTCCTAGCGCCACAATGATGGGTGTTCTGGCGTCAGTTATTCCACTGTCCAATCATTCTCAATCTCCCAGAAATGCATACCAATCTTCGATGGGTAAACAAGCTATAGGCTTTCCTTGCGAAACTTACATGTATCGGTACGACACAGCAGCTCATGTTCTGGACACTCCCCAAAAACCAATTACAAGAAATGAGATGGTGCCTGTGTTGCATTTTAATGAAATGTGCCATGGTGTTAACCCTATAGTAGCCATTATGACTTTCTGCGGATTTAACCAAGAAGACAGTATCATTCTCAACAAATCATCCATCGACAGAGGACTGTTCACAACAACTTGCTTTAAAACTATAACTGAAGAAGAGAAAAAACGAGGCAATTCTGATTTTGAAAGCATCTGTTTGCCCAAATTCCAATATCGTAATAGAAACTACGACTACACTTTTTTAAATGAAAAAGGACTCGTGTGGGAAAAAAACATCTGGCTCGCGAAAGACACAGTCATTATTGGCAAAGTTAACAATAAAATGGTCAAGAAACCTGACAACTCAAGGGTTGTAGAAACAACTGAGACAAGTATAGTAGTGAAACACGGAGAGGAAGGATATTTGGACAGTGTTTTAGATACTACCAACAATGAAGGAATCCGTATTATTAAGATTCGTATCAGAATTCCCCGTATACCAGAAATAGGAGATAAATTCGCTTCCACAACAGCACAAAAAGGAACATGCGGGATGGTTTTTAGGCAGGAGGACATGCCGTTCGATTCAAACGGTATTGTCCCCGATCTCATCATTAATCCTCACGCCATTCCATCTAGAATGACAATCAATATGTTGATAGAAATGTGTTTTAATTTAGTTGGGTGCAAAATGGGCACCGAGATGGATGCTACTCCATTTAAACATAATAATATCGAACAAGAATTAGAAGAATATGCTATCAAAACAAATTTACATTCATACATGAGTACAATGTATTCAGGATTTACAGGCCAAAAATACCCACAAAAGATTTTTATGGCCCCGTGCTACTATCAGAGATTGAAACATATGGTAGTGGAAAAAATACACACCCGAATAGCCGGTCCTTTGGATACATTGACAAGACAACCCGTCGCTGGTCGTTCGCGCGATGGAGGGCTTCGTTTTGGTGAAATGGAAAAAGATTGTATGTTCAGCCACGGGTCTACCCGTGTTCTCAAAGAAAGCCTCTTTGATAAAAGTGATAAATACCATATTCCTGTTTGTGTTGACTGCGGGAATGTCCCAAATAAAAGAACTTATTGCACCAAGTGCGAGAATGAAAATATAGAAATGAAAAATATGCCTTACGCTACAAAAGTTTTATACCAAGAATTGCTAAGCATGGGAATTAAAATGAAAATAAAATAATTTCCAAAAATATTTTTTGACACAACGTGTCATAAAATAACAAAAAAATATTTTATAAAGTTTTCTGCAACAACTTTATATCCGGCCTCAACTCATTAATCAACGTCTGAAGAACCAAATATTTACCTATCCTGTCCTTCTTTACATTCAGATCGTCAAATATTTTCTTTTTAGATATTTTGATTGTATCATCCTTCAGAGCCATCACGTAATTCCTAACTGCTTCCTCAAAACTACCGGCCTGAGACGTCACATTATCCACCGTTCCGTCTTCTTTCAGGTGTGTTATGGACGTGAAGTAACTCGTGTTGGGAAGTGGAACAACCGGTCTCAAACACCTTTTGTTCAAATTAGATATAAATTCCGCAAGCTTAGAGTTTACCTCGTCCACATCCTCACCCTCTCGTTTGCATAAATACTCAACGACGTACACCACGTCGTTGTAGTGAAGTCTGTACATTTCTTTTTCTTTTTTGTTTCTGAATCGTCCTAATAAATTTTTAATCTGGCTTTCTATCACGTGGTAATTTGAGACGGTGAAGATGTCAGAGTAGTAGAAAGAGTCTTCGTTGATCCTTCCGGTGTTGTAGGTGCACAATCTGGACTTTAGTTTATCCAGGGACTCTACGCCTCCAGTTTTGAAATGGTTTGTCTTGGCGTACTGATTTGTAGTGGCGATGTAGATGACCTGGGTGCGTTGAATGGGTTCATCTTTGACCATCATTTCCTGGAGGATCAGAGCGTGTTCTCTGCACTCTTTGAGGTCGTCCTGTAGGTCTTTATTTTCGAGTTCTATTTGGTTGAGTTGCTTGTCTTTTTGACTGAGTTGTTGTTTGTTTTGGTCTAATTGTTGATCCTTTTGAACAAGTTCTTGTTCAAGAATTGTCTTCTCGTAATCAGCATAGAGTTTATGAATTTTTTCCAGGAGCAAATAATAGTCGCAGTACTTTACGGGGTCTGCGGTTTGATTTGGATATTTTCTGGCTCTCATGAGGCACTTTTTGAACGCTTCGGGAGAGAGGTAATATACTTTGCAATGTTTGAGTCCTCGCGACGTTGCCGACTGCTGCGGGATATCCCGCAGCTGGTAGTCTTCACCCTCGGCGAGACCCAAAGAATCTAATCTGTCTTTTATATCGTTGGATTTTTTAGAACTCACAATACCGTATTCTGTGAGTTTGCTGTGGGGAACACAAATTCGCTCTCATGAATTGTGAGTTTCAAAAAATAATCCATAAAAGAAATGTCCACCTGAGAATAAAATTGAGAATGAACAGTTTTGAAAAATTCATTCATGGTAAGTTTGTTTGCATTTTGCGTCAACGTTTGGACAAAGGCTTTAGCGTCGTTCATTTAAAAATGAGTTGACTGTGTTTAAATAGTTTTAAAACACTTGTGTTTTAAAAACTAATATTATTGAACATGAACACTGTTTGTGTTTTACCGTGTCAAAAGATACGATTCTTTTTACGTACTGGATCTAAAATCTAAAACATTGGAACAAAACAAGACCATCGACTCAGAAAACACAGCGATTTCAGACTTTTGTAATACGCCGTCATATCGTGATCTTTAACATAATCGAGTACTGTGGGATCTAAATCTTTCAATTTAATTTTTGGGTGAGTATGCACATACCCGAAAAAATAAGGAGGAGACGCGGGAACGATATCATCACCGTGAACAAAGCGAAGATGTTTTAATGTTTTCATTCTTTCTCTCAACCGTCTTCCTCCTGGGCGAGGAGACCCAAATGTGATTACTACTATATCTTGTATATTAAATATGCCCCTGCTGATAAGCATATCAGCTAGAACTAAAGCAGTGGCGCCACCTAAAGAATGACCAGTAATCACGAGTGTTTTAGAAGTTGTTTGAAGTATATTTTTGGTGACCACTTTCCTGAAAATATGTTTTGCGTTGATTTTAAATCCTCTGTGTATATCTTCTCTTTTGAAAAGAAATTTTATATTGGTAAGCCAGTCATTTATATTGGTGGTGCCTTCTATGGATAAAATAATATAACCAGGTATGCTTTCGATTATAAAGTTCTCTTTCTGTTTGTAAACATCTATACATCTTTTCGCACTTACAAGAATAAGTTCATTTGGTATTTTTAACATTTTCTTGATTTAAAATAATGTTCCTAATCAAAGTTGATTAGCAATTTAAAAATTTCATGTAAAGGTAACAATGGTAGTGTGTATATCGTCAACCAAAGAAATTAGATTCCACGTGTCAGAAACCCCAGGAATTATGATTGAAAAAGAAACAGACCCCGCACAGTGCGGCTGTATAAGCGTAGAATGGGATTACGAACAACTCTACCAAGACAAATTTCAGGACGATAAGAAAGCGGGAGCTGTACTTGTTTACAAAAATAAATGTGTTTTAGTTCAATCTAGAGGGTGTTTTTGGGGATTTCATAAAGGGTTTTTAATTCCGGGTGAAAACATTTGCGAAACAATAAATCGCGAAGTAAAGGAAGAAACGTCGTTGTCCGTTTCTGTCCAAAAAGACGATAAAATGTTTAAAATTTATAACACAATATTTTGTATAAAATACATAGATACTCCGTCAATAGATATTAATATAGACGATATTAAAAAAATATCAGGCAACGACTGTACAGGAGTTGCATTGGTCGATTTACAATGTCTTAAACATAAAATTCACGGCTTGAAACTAAACTCAATTAGTCGAAAATTTTTCTCATTTATTTTTTAAGTTACTTACAATTTGCTCATTTTCATGCTCAAGTATTATTTTTCGACACGCTTGTCGAAAAATAAAAAAGTTATGCTATTCTTTCTACACTAAACGTACACGTATTTCCAGCAGTACCTCTCCACGCTACGAAAGGTATTATTGCGCCTCCCGATATACCAGCTTGTGCTACTTGGAAGGAATAAGTTTTCCCAGTTGTTAAAGTTGCGCTCAGATCTAGTGTTTGGATTTTGGTACCAGGTTGGTCTCCAACTACTACAAATACTAAATTTTGGACGGAGTCTATTCTATATACTGCCCAAACACTATCTGTTACGTTGTATACACCGTATGTTGTATTTCCATTAATGCTGCTAGAAGTAGTTGTTTGTACAGTAAAATTCATTTGAATATTATATATGCCAGTTTGAGGGACAGTGAAAGTATTGCCTGTAGATGAACCTGAAAACATATTGTAATTATCCATACCTTCAACTGTTAGATTTGTTATCTGTCCAACAACAGCAGACAATGTATGGTCGGCAGATAATTTTACTGAAAACTGAGGAGCGATTTCTATTGCCCCGTCAAGATTCTTTACTGTTCCCACTAAACTTAATGACGATTGAATCGATCCTGTGGGCCCTGTTGATCCAACTGGTCCTGTAGGTCCTGTCCCCGCGGGGCCTGTCGGACCAGTTGTCCCAAAACCCGTAGGACCAGTTGTCCCAAACCCAGTAGGGCCAGTAGGACCGCCCGTACCTAGACCTGTAGGACCTGTAGGCCCTGTAGTTCCTAAGCCAGTTGATCCAGTAGGTCCTGTAGGTCCTATAGGTCCTGTAGGGCCAGTTGATCCAGTAGGTCCTGTGGGGCCAGTTGGCCCTGTAGGACCAGTTGGTCCTGTAGGACCAGTTGACCCTGTACCTGAAGGTCCTGTAGGGCCAGTTGTTCCTTGAGTTCCCGTGGGCCCCGTAGGGCCAACAGCGCCTGTACTTCCACCAGTTGAAACTGTACCATAAACCCACTGTCCTAGACTAATATTCCATATCAATGTTTGTCCATCAGTGGGCGCTCCTGATTGAATTGGGTTACCATTTAATAAATTTGCATTTCCAGTCTGTGTATTATTTATTTTAAAATCGGGTGTTGACATTTTATTATACAATTATTATGCCACTCGTTTAATACTAAAAGTTGCACTCGGAGCATTATTAATTAAAGCCCTTATATAAGCAGCTGAACCGGGAGGACCACCTATACCATATTGAATCACACTAAACCTGTAGGATATTCCAGTATTCAAAGTAACAATATCTTCATGATGTAAAGAAGCTGCTTGTTGATTTGATAAACTAAATGTAGTAATTGTACTTGAAATATTAGTAAATCCATTATTGGTGTTGACACCAAAGTAACAATAATTGTAGCTAATAATAGTAGAATTTGCAACCTGAACACAAAAATCCATTTTGAGCCTGTATTTTCCTGTTTGAGGGACTGTGAAAGCGTTAATCGCAGGGGCCCCTGTAAACATATTATAATTATCAAATATAGACACCATGGTGTCGCATTCGCCGGAAAGGTTCCAATCAGATGCCAATCTTGCTGAAAACTCGGGTGCTATTTGTAAAACTCCGTCTAGGTTTGCAAGTGTCCCGACTCTTGTATAAGTTGGTATATCCCCAGCAGGTCCGGTAACTCCTAAAGAACCGGCAGGACCTGTTGCTGCTATACCAGCAGGACCAGTATATCCAACTCCAGTAGGCCCGGTAGGTCCTGGTCCATCTGGACCAGTAGGACCTGTTACACCTGGACCAGGAGGTCCTTGGGTGCCCGTCGGACCTGTACCTAACGGCCCAGTATCCCCAGCTAATCCTAAAGACCCAGTAGGACCTGTTACTCCAATGCTTCCTGTATTCTCATTAGGTCCAATTATTCCATTAGGTCCTGAAGCCCCTACATACCCAAAAAGACCTAAACCATTTGGTCCTGTCATTCCGTTAATACCCGCGGGACCTGTGGGACCTCTGGCCCCGACAGGAGAACCCGGTCCATAAACCCACTGCCCCAAAGTAGAATCCCATATTATTATCTCTCCATTTAAAGGTGTTCCATCTTCGATAGGTTTACCAGTTATAAATTGTGCGTCATTAGTGTCAATGGAATATATTTTAAAATCGGGTGTTGACATTTTATTTATGAATGAAAAAACGTCATCCTTATCTCCAATAAATTAGCATAAAACACAGAGATTTTTACACATGTCAAAAAATGGTCTCGTCAGGAGTTTGAGTTTTAAATAATTAAAAAATATTTTTATGACAACGCAGCGTCATAAAAAGTAATAACTTTTTTTGTGTTATTTTTAAAAAGTTGGAGTAAAGTTCCAGTTTAAAATATCAAACAAATTTTTGCAAATGTTGTCGTGAAACAGTTTTCTGTCAATTGTTTTAACGATGGTAAAATCCTCAATTTTGCATTTATGCCCGTGTCGTTTCAGCAACTGAAACAAAAGATATTGTACGTTCATAAAATTTTTACGATCTAGTTCTGCAGGACGATCTTTACCATGAAGCGAATCGTACAAAACAATTAATTTTTTAAAATCGTCCATGAGTTGGTCTTCTAAATAAGTTATGTCATCAAATCTTTTATTAGTGAGAGTGTAATAAATTAAATTAACATTTTCATAATGTTTTATGTGTTTCAGTTCTTTTAAAAATACTAGAATATGATTTCTTGTAACTTTGGAATATCTTATTTGAGGGTTTGAACTTTCAATAAGGACGCGATATCCTTTGAATTTTTGTTCGAGATCTTGATATACTTTTTCAGGAACTCTACAATTTTGTTTACCTTGATATTGCTTGATACAGTCTTGAAAATGTAAGATTCTATTGTAGTTAAATTTACTTAAAGTATTAATACGGTTATAGTCTCGCGGTGTTAACCCTGTTTCAATGTTGGAAAATTGTGAAAAGCATGAAAGACAGTTCCTTCTATTGTATTCATCGTATTCAAAGTTTTCTTCATCATCATTACCACAATTAAGACAAGCAGAATTACTATTTTGAAAATAACCAGAAGTGTTTATAGTAATATCATACCATTTTTTAGCGTGAATAAGACTGCGGCATAAGGAACTGTATGTATTAGTAAGTTCATGCTTACGTTTAAGAATAGGAGTTACAAGTTCTTCTTGGTGAGAAATGGGGTTCTTTAAAATTTGCGAGTACTCTACAATAATAAGCAAAGTTTGGGCTTTGAAAATTTCATTCGTCATGTCCTCTTCAATGCTTGTTTTAATACTGAGAATGTTTTCTAAAAATTCTTTGGTATATGTTTTTGCTTGTAATAAAGAATTTAAAAAAATTATTGCTTCCTTTTTTGTTTCTTCATCTTTGTCCAAGCGAGTAATAATATTTTGATGCAATGATAATATATTTACAGACATTTGTTTATTTGGTTATTCTAGTTATGCAAATCTTATGATTTTTTTTGGCTACTAAAAGTCATAAAATAAATTCAGAAAATGATTACCCACATTACAATTTATAAAAGTTATAAACAATTTTTTCATAGGCTATTCCTTCAATATCATTTTTTAGAATATCGTCAATTATTACTTTGAAGGCATCCGAATCAAAAACAGGATCAATGTTTTTATTCATAGCTGTTTTATTAATAATATATACGAGTCTTCCTAGTTGTTCATCTTTTTCATGTATTCTAATTACAAGATCAGGGTATTTGTTTGTATCAAAAAACCCTTGAATTGAATTCAAGATGTGAGCTCTTACCCCATTGACACAAACGTCTTTACTTTCCTCAAGTTCTTGTTTCAAACGTTGTTTTATCTCTTTTTGTAGGGAATCATCCTGGAGATGTATAAATTTCCATACGGCGTTAAGAATTTCAATCAAGGGACGATTGGATATAATTTTGAAGAAAAGATCGTTTCTCTCATCAAAAAACCCTACATCGAAAAATACTTGCATGATAAAATTTTCTGCTTCTATGTCTTGTTGAGAAATAAACGTTTTATCTATTGCAGCAAGTTGCATATGAATTGAATTTCTTTGGTTCCAAAATAAAGAAGCATATTTGATGGAACTTGCTGATAAATAAAACAAAAGCGATTCATGGTCGTGTAAACTATTGAAAAGAAGATTTGTAGCTACAAACACACTTTCTGCTCGTTCATTTCGCCCAACTTGCAACGGAGAATATCCGTCTTTAAAATTATCATCAAGTATGAAATCTGTTTGTCTCATAACAGAACGATATATGTCATTTTCATCGGGAATTAAAATTACAACATTTGGGTCTGTTATAATGATTGAAATATTTTGTTCATTTTCTTCAGAGCATGTTACAAAATCAGGATTTGTAAAAAATAAATTTGCTATCTTTTTTTGCAACGTCGTTGAATTATCATTCAAATAAAGAATTTGTTTCATGACAAGAGGTGAAGTATTTTCGTAAAAGACCGTGCTACTTTGTATAGAACACAAAGTAGAACTTTTCATTAAAGAACAGATACTTTTTTCTACCTGGTTTAAAGAACTATTAATAGTTGTATTATGAACATTTTCCGTATCTTCATAAATTGTACGGGGTTTTTTTAACGTATCTAAAAATGGAAAATCCTGAAAATCAATCCACAAATTATCAAAGATTTCTTGATAGGGTTCTGGAAATAACGCAACAGATTGGTCGTTTGATTGATCTTCTTTACTCATTTTGTCGGGGAAAGAACTCTGGGCGTCCATCTCCAGATTAAAAGTATGTTTAAACGAAGGAAAATATTTGGTAACAAGTTCTACTATTTTCACTTGAATTAGAAAGTTTTCTGTTTCCTGAAAACACCAGGTAATATTGTTTAACAGCTCGTCGTAAAGGTGTTGGTAGTCAGGAAAAATGAGTAATTGTTCCAATATGTCAAAATATATAATGGAACTCCCCAATACACTAAACCGAGTCATTACCTGTCTCCAGACATGAAAGCATAGAGAACATTTTAAATTTTGTTGCGGTATACCTAATATAAAGTTTGCTAAAACAGGAGTAATGTCCATGTTTTGAATGTGGTTCGTCGCGTGTTTTATGCAGTCGGAAGAAGCACTTACCAGATTGACGTTAGGCAAAATAAAACCAAGATTAATTAGACTCATTTATTACTGGTGATATTATGCATAATATAATTGCAATTAAGTAATACAACCATCGCCATAAAATGAATACCTTTATTCAGGAACTCAGACAGATGAGAGCGAAAAATATAGAAAGAACGGATTTAGCGCGCAAATATTTAGAGTTTTTTCCTTCTTGTATTTACTTGAAAGAGGAATTAGCATTGGCTATATGGTTTTCTGACCCTAAAAAATGTGTAGAAATTTTGAATGATATTGAAACAAGTCGTCTACAGGAGGAGCATATAATGAGGAGGATTTGGTACAACAGAAATCATCTATTGAAACAATTGAGCAACGATATCGAAGACCATATCAGCACGCGTATTTATGTGGTTGCTTCGAACCCTATTCCTCTAGTCACGTTTTCCATCACAACATGCCGACGTTTGAATCTTTTCATTCACACTATGTTAATGTTTCTTCAAAATTTTAAAGACCATAATTTGATTCATAGATGGATCTGTATAGATGATAATTCTTCAGACGAAGACAGAACCATTATGAAAGAGAAATTTCCTTTTATGGAATTTGTGTGGAAAACAAAAGATAATGCTGGTCACGCAAAAAGTATGCAACTAATTAGCAAAATGGTTACTACTCCTTATTTGATTCATGTAGAAGATGACAGATTTTTAATTAATCCTCGTTCGTATGTTGCGGATATGATAAATATTCTGGAACACGACGAACACTTAGGACAGGTTGTCTTTAATTGTAATTATGCTGAAACATTAGATGATAATTTAATCGGTGGTCAATTAAAACGTACAAAGAACAACGTTTATTATTTTGAACACGAATATGTAATTACTGAACAAGAAAGACACCAATGGACGAAAAAACATGGTGTCGGGAAACATGTAAATTATTATCCGCATTTTTCGTTATCTCCAAGCATGATTAAGACAAGTATTTTTGATGAAATTTCTTTTGAAGATGTTGTCAAGTTTGAATATAACTTTGCCATACGCTACACTTACGCTAATTATAAAACTGCTTTTTTACCAGGATTTCATTTTGAACACAGAGGAAGATTAACATCAGAGATACACGACACGTCTAAGCTGAATGCATATGATTTGAACAACACAATTCAGTTTACTAATCACACAAAATACAAAACTTTTATTATCAACCTTGATTCCCGTACTGACAGAATGAACTTGATTAATGAGCAAAAAGAACATTTACCACCATTCGAACGGTTCAGCGCTGTTGATGGAAAAGCATTATCTGGTGATCTAGCTTCAAAAGTAAAACAATTATGCCAGCACGGAGATTACGGAATGAGAGCAGGTGTTATTGGGTGTGCTCTGTCTCATCTCAAATTGTTTTGGCAGCTGTGTAAAGACGACAACTCTGATGGATATCTCATTATGGAAGACGATGTTTGTGTTCAAGATACAGATGTATCGTTCACCACTAAAGTTGAAAGAAGTATGAGAGTCTTGGAATTAAAAGGGTCTAAACTAGATATTGTTTTTTATTCCATTGTCCCTAAATATTATCATCATAAATTTACAAACGGGGTAGTCAAAAAAAATTATAACGAAGCCTGCGAGTTTTCCATAGGTGGAACCGGATGTTATTATATTTCTAAAAGAATGGCAGAAACAGTTCTTGAATATATTAAAGACAACGGAATTGATTGCCCTATTGACGTTATTCTATACAGACTGTTAGATCATGTTGACGGGTATTTTCTCCTTCCTCCTACTATCAGTCAATTGGGGAATACCTACTCGGATATTCACAACACGATTACCATGGAAGCAAAAGACCAAGAACCGCAAGATAGAGAATCGCTTTTGAAAGACATATTTCTAATGATCAATTAAAGATCCTACAAAATCCGTAGGAACTATAAAAAGTTCTGGATAGTCCCAATGAAGATTCATTGAATCGCGTAGCAATCGTTCATTAGTGACGCAATATTGGCAAGAAATAATCACTGACTTGAAAAAGCCATTAAGATAGTAATTACACGAATAATCCGCACCAGCACGAAAACCTTCTAAAGTACGTAATGTTTTTACGTCACGATATGTTTTTGTTATATCATCCCATTCAATATTGGGAAAATTATCTAAATGACAAGTGGTCGATGTACGTTTAATAGCAGGATGCCACAGTGAAGATACTACATTTCTCCAGTTATCAATCATGTATTGCTCTGGTCCGGCACAAGTCATTGATATTCCTGCTGAGTTTCGTACCTTATTGTTAATTCCGTCATACGTGCAAATGTCGTATGTTTCGTCTTTAACCAAAAGAGCTCGTTCGTGGTGGTAAATTTTTATTTTCCATTCGGATGAAGCCTCATTCTTCGGCTTAGTGTGTTCGACTCTGAAATTTTTTGGTGTAACCCATCCATGATAAATAGGTACGATTATTTTTTTACCATTTATTGGATCGATTATGAATTTATCCATTTATTATTAATTTAAATTAATTAATTTAATATAATATAAATCAGATTATCTGAGGTCTTTTTTAAACATTGATTAATGTTTAAAAAAATATGTTGTGAGATATTTAAGACTAAAAAAATATAACATATTGAACATATGTTTAGACCAGAAATGTATTAAGCTGTTGTGTTTCATTTAGTTTTTACAAATTTCTAAAAACGAGGTTATTTAATTACTTTGACATTTAAATTTTTTATTTAGTTCTTCATTTAAAAATTTGTTAATTAATTTATCGCTATAATCATTGTTTATATCATCGTTTTTAATTTTTTCTCTAAGCGTGTTAAAAATTTTTTTTCTATTTGACTTATCGTCAAAATTAAAATTATTTTGACTAAATCCACTTTGAATATGTTGAATTAAACAATTAATACGTTGTTCTTTGTATGTTTTTTTGGTTGTTATTTCATTGGGATCGGAAAAATCATCAAACATTTTGAAAATAGTTATTGTTTGCTGTGTAATCGGCAGCTGTCTGAAAAAATCTTTAATAACCAATGATTTTAGATCGTCTTTTGGATTTTCAAAGGTGTTTTTAATTTTAAATATAATATTGTTATTTGAAATAACATATCCTTCAAGTTTTTTATCTACAACATCAGACATATTTTCAAATATATCATACAGTGAAGATGGTTTAAGTATAGGAACAGTGTTAATATTAAATTTTGATAAAAAATCTATAACAAAACTATCAAAATGTATAAAAATATTTTCATCTCTTTCAAATATAGTCCAAATGTTTTTTTTGTTTAAAACACATGATGCTGTATTAAAAATAATAGCTCCAAACACAACAACATTGTTTTCAATAAAATTTTTTTCCTTATAATTATAAATATCTTTTTTTACAGACGCTGTTTTGTGTTGAACTAGTTCTCCATATAATCCAACATCTAAAGTAGTTTTTAAATCATTTTCTAAGGTTATTTTTAAAGCTGTAACACATTCTTTAAGATTCTCAATGTTTAGTATTGGAATTTTATTAATGTTGACATCAGATGTATCAAAATTTCCAATAATTGTATTTCGTTGATGACGTTGATATTCAGGATTAAATAGTTTCAAATATTTTACGACATATAATATCGTAAAATTAAGATAATACTTTTGTCTACTGTTATTGTTAACCGCAAGAACCGCAAGATAGAGAATCGCTTTAGGGAAGACATATTTCTAATGATCAATTAAAATGACTGATAATAAAGATATTATTAACTGGGGCATAGGGCTTAAAATGCAATCAGAACCATGTAATTATGCCAACATTAAAGTAGTAACCCAACCGGGAAGAGCTACTTTTCCTTATCCTCATTGGTTCCGAGGAGAATACATGTCAGATTTTCCGGTGATTGTCGAAAGAGAGGCTGGCTTCCGGGAAAGAATTACTCTGCCAAAAATATGGCAAGGAACAACAGGTCACGCGTACCCACAACATTGTTTTAGACCAGGGACAACAGTTACATATCCATGTTACCCAGATTGCACAGAACCATTCAAAAGATACGATAGAACATTGCAACGTTACGGGCCTATCTATTTGTATCGCTAAATTTTAAAACGACGGGCAAACGTGTCATAATTCATGCTGATCGTGTAAATAGTTTTTTTGATAACTTCGTTGTTTTTAATATCTACAACAGAAGGTTGTTGAATTTTGATTGTATTGTCCATTTCTTCAATTGCATACGGTTCTATATCTTTAACAATAGACGGATATTCATTGAACAACTTGTAAAAAAAGTATAAGTCAGTGTCAAAAAATTCAGGATTATTTTGTACCCAATGTTCAACACGCGACGGAATATATAATCCCATCCGACAACGGTTACAAAAAATATGAGATATGGATAAAATTTCAGAAACAGAACATGAATATTGTTGGAAAAGAAAGCCAAGACAGGAAACGTCAAAGGTCATATTAAACATTTCCTCTTCGATAACTTTCATTAAATCTTCTTTGTTTGAAATATTGTTAATTTTTTCCTGACGGGTAGGGTACATTTTTTATATCCATTTTTCTTTTATGACATTTACTGTCAAAAAAGTAGGACGTAAAAAACAAAAAATGATGGAATACCGCCTGCGGTGGGGCTCAACGACGGCCTAATCAAACCCTGTATATTTTTTGACATCATTACATGTCATAAAATTTAGTGATAGGTTAATTATTTTGTTCTTAATTTTTCCAATTGAGGAAGAATAGTTGTTAATAATTCTCTGTCTTCGTATGATCTTCTTTTGCTGAACTCAAAATTTTCAATACGTATACAGTTGTTAGGTTGTGCTTTGTAAACTTCCGGGTTGTCGTCAATAATGTATGTGAAATCCATGCTGTATTTTGCAAGCATAAAATCTCTTTTAAGCATCTCTAATGATTTTTGTGTTTTTTTCTTTTTTTCCGATACTTTGCAATGATGGGAAAAAAAGATGTAGTCTAATTTTCTCTCCGGGTGGTTGTGAAGGATGAAACGATCAATAATAAATAATGCATAAGATTTAGAAGCGGCTGTCCATACACTGACGTTGAAATATTTAAAAAGATAATCGAGAAATTCTTGCAAGCCAGGTCTTTCAAATACTTTGTAATAACCATCCATGTCTTCGTATCTAAAATGTTTCATACGGGGAAGATGGCATCGTTTTTCTTCTTTTTTTGATAATGATGATATTAGAGTATTGTCAAGATCGAGAAGGATATTGAGCTTCATTTTATTCAAGTCTCATTTTTTTATAAAATTTATTTGAACAGAAAAGTTTGAATTTTTTCTCTGTTTCAACTCCTTGTTCTTTAAGATATTCCAAAGCTATTCTGGCTGCGTCTTTTTCCTGAATAGCTTTAGTTGCGCCTTCTCCTTGGGCAATTTTAATTTTTTGTCCATTTTTTATGAAGAACAATTCAGTATATCGGAGAGGATTTTGTATATATTGTACTTTTGAACCAAATTTTTGCTGAATATCATATCTATCAAAAATTTCTTTAAGTCTAGTTTTTGTATCGTAAAGTTCATTAGGATCTAGTGTAATATTTCTTTGATCTAGTAAAGTTTTGATTATATTAAAGACTACTTGATTTCCTACACCTATGTAACCAAATTTTTGATACAAGGCATATTTCGTCACGCCTAGAAATGCTTCAAAAACATCTTCTAAAAGTTTGGCTTGTTTATCAGGATCGTTTAATTCTTCAGGTGTTGCTTTAACATAAGGCAATAAATTTAAACTGTTAGCAAAAGCACTGAAAGATTCAGTGCCTGAATTATTAATTTTTAAACGAGCTACTATTTTTACACCAGTTGGACAGCGCAGCTGGGGGAAAGTTTCATAAAAATACCATACCAAAGATTCGTTAGCAGTGGAATCACCTAAAATTTCATACATTTCGTAATTGTTGTCGGAATCTACGCTAGGAGCAGTAAAAGCAATTTTATATTGGTCTAGTGCTTCAGTTAAAATGTAAATGTAATGGTCTTCTATACGACTTTCACGAAGCATGGCAATTAAGGCATTTTGTGTGAGCTCCATTTTTTGAATAATTGTTAAAAGTTTTATTGTTATTTTCAAATTAAAATGACTAATCAGACTATTGGTCGTACAACTCAAACAGAATTTAACCGGTTAAAGTACCAACCAGGAGAATATTACTGTAGGTGTGGACTGTGTTCGATATTCACTGAGCAAAGGGATTGCAATCGCCCAAAAGGTATACGGGACTATGAATTGTTTAATGACCCGGCTAGCTCTTGTTGCGGAGGATTGTGTGTAAGACAGCCTGTTTGCTCTAGGGCTGATCCTCTTGTTTGTTCAATTGGTCTAACTGAGAAAGGGGAAAATCCATTAATTAGTTATGGCTGGGATCGTGTAGCTCCCAATGTTCAATGTGTTTTTGATGTGGATAAAATTCGAACACGGCAGCAGTTAGAAAATTATAACAATAAATTTGGCTTAAATCCTGATGTAGAAGCTAGTTATTGTACACATAAAGTAGAAACATGTCCTCCTGGTATAAAAGAATGTAGTCGCTTATTTTCGGTAGGAGAAGGAGCGACTGAATGCAATATATGGTTCAATAATCTTTCGGCTGATAACAAAGACGCCATTATGAACGATTATTGCCGAAAGCACAATACAGCAGAATGCAAATGCATTAATCGTTTTGATGAAAAAACATACAAGGCTATGAAAGGATACAAATCTTTTAATGACGCGTGTTGGTATGCGCCATGTCTTGATGGAACTAAAAATTTTATTTCACAACATCTGGTAAACCCCACGTGTCCAGATAAAATATGCCAACAATTGTATGAATTTATAAACGACAAAAATATATCTGTAGATAATATCAAACAAGACATAGCGTGCGATTTTTCTTCATTTTCCAACAATTCCGAGACAAACACATCTGACAAAGAAAGTGGTCCGAATTATCTAGAATTATTGTGTAATAAGTTTATTCAGTGTAAATATTTATTGATAATATTACTTGTTTTTGTTATAATGGGTGTGTATTTTAGAGCTAGATGATCATGACGAAGAAACAGAAATTTCCATCATATATTGGCAATCCACAACAAAAATCAAGCGGTCCATTGAAATTAATTTCATGAATAGAAAAGATAAATTTTCTAGGATTAAAGTTACAAATGCCCGTAGAATCTAAAAATTTGTCAGGATCGTCTACAATAATTGTGTACGATTTACCACGAAGGAAAAAATAGTCTATGTAATGCCCTCTATGATCTTTATAGAATGTGAATGTTCTACAAATTTTTGTGCTTAACCAAAAATAAGTAGAAAGATGACACCAATGATAAGGATCAAAATCGCTGTTATAAGTAATTTTAAAGTCTCGTGGTAAATAACCGTTAATGTCGGTAGTTTTGTCTGTCGGAATAAGTTCTTGTTTCTTTTCATGCCACACGTGAGAAAACCCCACGTAATCACCGTGCGCTACTATACACCCGTTGTAAATGTCGGTGAAAGAATATTGTTGTGCGCGAGTGAACATTTTTTCGTATTATATTTGAACGAATGAAAATCTCTTATATCATTTTTTGTAGATAAAATGATGAAGCTTAATAATTTGGGTTCGTTAGATGACGATTTTTCTCAAATATATTGTGAGACAAACGGTTGTACGGTTTACAGTAGTATAGACCCTCGTTTAAAAACAAAAACTGGAGAAATGATGCCTTTAGACTCTATTCCTCGAAACGGAAAGATAAAAACAAATACCGCCTGCGGCGGCGCCACCGAAGGTGGTACCGGTTCGTGTGGCTTGTATGCAAATTATTCACATATTCAGACTGGGGACATTACATATTACGTGAATGAAGACATGAGTACACCATTTTTGCCCATTAATTTTCCCACCAAAAACGTTATCATCAAACAGAATTATATTGATCCTATGGGAACAAGGAAACTTCATTTTGAACGATGCCCAGTGGAACGGAACACGGATCCGGCCTGTAATACTTGGCTACGGGACAGCACTGCTTTTCGCGAAGAATTAATGGCTCTCAACCTTGCGCGTATAAATCAGAATAATTTCCAAGTTCAATGATTAATGATTGTTAAAACTGATTTAAGAACAAAAATACTAATATAAAATTTTAAATTTTAACACAGCGTTTTGTGATAAAATGGTTAACAGAGGATAAATATATTATAAACTTCTTTAAAAAATGCGTGAAGATTTTTGCGGAGCTTGTTTCATTGTTCCTTTAGCGTTAGGAGGAGCCGGTGTTGCAGGATTAGCGACAAGACAGCAATATTATTCGAGAAAATGGATCATTATCATGTCTCTTTTAGCCGTGTTTGTCGTCGTGTTAATATTTTATATAAAGAGTAAGGGGTGCTCTCTGTGCACATAATCAAGAATAAGTAATATATAATTTAGTTCCTACCCCTGGGTTATTGAAACCGTATATATTTTTTGCCACAGACACCAACATTTCCGGTTTTCCGTTCATTCTGTTCACATAATTATGAAGTTGGACGAGAAAAGTAAATAAAGTTTCTCTTGATTGGACAACTTGATTTAAATTAATATTTCTCAAATAGGTAAAATAATGTTCTCTGCATTTTACACACGGCAATAAAAACGGAACACTTTGCAACAGTTGTATCATTCCCTGTTGTAGAAAAAGAGTTGGTTCCTCCGGATAAGCAGAAGATCCATTATGTAAAGTAAACCAAAAAGCTGGCCCAAAAGCATCGGGTTCGTATGAAGAGTTGTATTCGTGTTGTGATACTTTCATTTGTATGTTTGTCATTTTTGTTGGTGACTATTTTTAGAGTTTATTCTATTTCTTAAACTGGGTATGCTCGTGCTCATTTGTTAGTAATAGCACTGTAATTGGAACCACGTTTTTGACTTAAAGAACTTAAAGACATAGTAAAATAATGGTGCGCGAAAACAACCAACATATTAATACTGTCAATAAGTTTGTATTGGCGTTTCTCTCAAATATACAAGAAGAGTCTAATGCTGTTGAATCGTGGAAAGAAAAAAAGAATCAGAAAAAATTAAAAGCCACTTTCAATAAGATTGAAGAAAACCATGTCAAACGTCCGAAAAGTAAATACATTTTCTTCTGCGAGTATGTTAGAAACGAAATCAGAGAAGAATTTCCCGACATGAATATACGTGATGTAACATGCGAATTGGGGAAAAGATGGCAAGAATACAAACTTAATCCTGACCAAGAAATGGAAAAGAAAATTATAGAAGCTTTTGAAAAAGATAAGGAAAGATACAATTCTCAAAAGAAACCGGTTGAGGTCAAAAATAAAAATGTCTTTAGGTCCATGTATCTGTACTTTTGTGACCAAGAACGAAAGAAAAACCCAACTATAGAAATGAAAGAATTAGGAGAAAAATGGAATAATATCAAAAATGATAAAAATCAATATGAAAAAATTACTAAAATGTACATGAAGAAGAAGATGGAGGAAAAAGACTGTCCTGAAGAAAAGGAGTAATGTTATAATATATTTTTATTCTTTGACACATGTGTCAAAGAATTTAAGCTTCAGGTTGCCGACTGCTGCGAGACGTCCCGCAGCAGTCGGTAATCTTCGCCCTCGATGAGACCCATAGATGGTATTTACAATACGCCTACTCCTAAATCGTTAGTTTTTGTCATAAAAAATACAGCACCCTGGTGGTGTGGTGACCCAAAATATCCTGGGCTCGTATACACCGAAGAAAATGGAGAGTCAATCTTGCTAGTATCATAACTAAGAGACTGTTCACAGAACAAACTAGGTGTTTTAGTATTTGTATCTTTCATATAGCCTCCGTTAGGCGTAGATACGTAAACAAGACTAGCCTGTTTTGAGGACGGTGTTGTTGTTGTTGTTGTAGGTTGTTGTCCAAAAACCATCCCTGTAGGTTGTTGTACAAAAATCATCCCCGGTTGGCCAAAAGAGTAATTGTAGTTAGAATTAAGTTTTTGTTGCCATTGGTCATACGGCATCGACGTTTTCCACCCTAAGCTAGAAGCGTTCATAGGTTGCAAAAACATCGTATTATTACCTGCGAATGTATCATAAAAAGGGAGCCCGTAGTTTACCGCGTTTTGGTATACCATTGTTGCCATTCCATTGCCTGAACAATACGGACCTTGAAAGTAATTTGTCATTTTTTTAGGTGTGGGAAAATACTTGGTTCCTTTATAAAATGTTAGACCCGAAGCACCTATTTTGGGTATCTTTTATTATTTTGGTTTTAATTTTCATTATTAACTTGTTATCCGGTAACAAAGGCACTTATACAGACCACACCCCAATGATGTCTTTGCTGTGGAAAAAGAGAAAAGGAACCAGTACTGACAAGAAAACGACAAATAAACCCTTTGAAAGTAAAGGTGAACAAGAATGTCGTCGGGTGTTGGAAAAATACACAGGGCGTCGCTTTTCTCGCGAACGTCCTTCTTTTATGAGAAATCATGTTAGTGGGCAAAATTTAGAATTAGATTGCTTCAACCAAGATTTAAAATTGGCCGTAGAGTATAACGGAGAACAACACTACAATTACATTCCTCATTTTCATTCTAGCAGAGACGCTTTTTACAACAGTAGATACAAAGACGACATAAAAAAACGCTTATGTGATGAAAACGGTATTCGTCTAATTGTTGTTCCTTACACAGTTCCTTTTTCCAATATTGAGCAATATTTGCTGAATCAACTGCGTCGGTAAAAACTTATCATATAAAAATGTCAAACGAAGAAACAACCGAACACCCGACCGAACAAATGGAACCGGAAAACGAATACAAATATCGTAAATTGGTAAACAATATTGTCGGAATCAATGTTCCGTTTAATGACGTAAACCGTTTTGAAACAGCCGCTCAATTACGTGTCATGATCAGAGATGGTTTGAGAGTAGATATGCTCACTGAAAGTGAATATAAACTTATGTGCGAAATATATACTGAAGAAATACTTTTAAAGTTTGAAGCGAACGCAGATATCCCGGGTATAGAAGAATCTAAATTAAAATTCAAAAAAACGTGCAAGTAGAACACAACACATTGATTTTACGACACGACGTGTCGAAAAATATTTTTACTTACTGTTATCATTCGTCTTTACTTATTGTTATCATTCGTCACATGTTTATGTTCTCCTATGGCCATAAACTTTCCATTTTTAAAATCGGCAACAATAATGTATATATTGTCGATATTTTCATGTTCAAGATCGAAACAACAATCACAACTAGAAAAAGTACACACACCGTTTGATGTAAAGCAATTTCTAATTAAAATAGAAAACATTCCTTCTACATCCACTAATAGTTGCTTATTGTCATTATACAACACACTGGATGAAGAATATATTTGTCCTGTTTTAGGACTAACAACATCTGCTGTATATTCTACAGAGACTACAACATGTGCATTTATCATGGATATTGTATTTGTCAAAATCTTTATATTGTACACGTGTTTAATAAATCCGTAATATTTGTTGCAACTCGATTTTTTTGTTTTCTCCACTTTTTGCATGACATGTTTTGTGAAATCACTGTTCAGCAAAGATGGTTCAACGTAGAAATTTTCTTTAATTGTGATTGTTGAAACGTTATCCATTCTTATATTTTGTTTTGACGGCGTCTTTGTTTTTCAATTATTAATATGTATGAAAAATGCCTACATATTTAAATATAAACCAGCCACCTCAAAATCGAATGTTTGCTAATAGTTACCCTCAAAACACAATCCCGTGTCTCCAAATTTATAATCATGTTCAAGAATGCCCTGTTTGTGCCGCTGCTTACAGTACATCTAAAATGAACACAACAAGCGCTGATGAAAAAAAACTTACAGACAAGTTTCCGGTGTTTTTCAATGAAATTTATATATCTCCTTCTATTATTGTTCTCATTATTGTATTTATTATAATGTCTTTAGTGATTTGGTTCAGAAAATAATTTCCATAACAATACGAAATACCTTTTAAAATGAACGTCATCAAGCGCGATGGAAGCATTGAATTGTTAAATGAAAATAAGTTACTCGAACGAATTAAAAAACTACAAGAAAAAACACAACTAAAAATATCACAACGACTTGTAATTAAACAGACACTGAGCGGGTTATACGATAATGTCAGTACTCAAGATATAGATATTCTTATGTCTGAAGTTGCTGCATCTCTAACAATTCTTCACCCAGATTACAGTTGTTTGGCTGCCGGGATTCTAGTATCGATGTTACATAAACGAACTCCTACTACTTTTTCTGAAGCTGTATATATTCTTCGCGTGTCTGGACAAATCAATGACGATTTATTTTCATTGGTAAAGAATCACGAACAACAATTAAACGATATCGTCGTTCATGAGCGTGATTATGATTTTGATTACTTTAGCTTCAAAACCCTCGAACGTTCATATTTATTACGCACGTCTACTTTACAAATTATTGAGCGGCCACAATACATGTTTCTACGTGTCGCTCTTGCTGTGCACGGGTTGGACATAGCCAGCGCGCAAACTACATATGATTTAATGAGTCGTAAATTGTTCATACACGCCACACCTACACTTTTCAACGCGGGGACATTGAAAGAACAAATGTGTTCATGTTTTTTGGCATCTGTAAGTAATGATAGTATAGAAGGAATATACAAAACATTGACTGATTGCGCTGTCATTACTAAACATTCAGGGGGGATAGGTCTTTCGGTACATAATGTCAGAGCGAGGGGATCCCATATATCAAGCACCAATGGAAAAAGTAACGGACTAACAAGTATGTTGAGAATATTTAATGCTTCGTCGCGTTATGTCGATCAAGGCGGAAAACGAAAAGGTAGTATTGCAGTTTATTTAGAACCATGGCATTCAGATATTTTAGAATTTTTAGATTTGAAGAAAAATACAGGATTTGAAGAAAAAAGAGCTCGTGATCTATTTTTTGCATTATGGGTTCCAGATCTTTTTATGAAAAGAGTATTGGAAGATAAAACATGGTCCTTGATGTGTCCTTCTCAATGCAAAGAGCTGTACCAACTTTATGGAAAAGAATTCGAAGAAGTGTATACAAAATACGAGACTGAAGGAAAAATTATGCAAACAATATCAGCCAGAGATTTGTGGCAAAAAGTTATAAGCAGCCAAATTGAAACAGGCACTCCTTATATTATGTACAAAGATCACGTCAATCATAAAAACAACCAAAAGAACCTGGGGACAATACGTTCTTCCAATTTATGTACAGAAATCGTTCAATATACGGACGAAAAAGAAGTAGCTGTTTGTAATTTAGCCTCAGTATGCCTCCCATCTATGGTTACAGATTTTAACGGAGAACTGTGTTTTAATTTTGAAGAATTGAAGAAAGTTGTGAAACAAATTACTATTAATCTCAATAAAATTATTGATAAGAATTATTATCCCATACCAGAAGCAGGAACATCCAATCTACGCCACCGACCTATTGGTATTGGAGTACAGGGGCTGGCTGATGTTTTTGCCATGTTGAAAATTCCGTTCACTTCTGAACTAGCAAAACAACTTAATAAAGATATTTTTGAAACAATTTATTTTTCGGCATTAACAACATCTTGTGACTTGGCAAGAGAAACACATCCTTATTCTTCTTTCAACGGTTCTCCTGCTTCACAAGGGTTTTTACAGTTTGATCTCTGGGATATGTTTAAAATTCTTGAACAAAATAAATCCACCTTTTTATATGATTGGACAGATCTGAAAAATTGTATTCAAAAATTTGGTCTGAAAAATTCATTGCTTGTAGCAGCTATGCCTACAGCATCGACAGCACAAATTATGGGTAATCATGACTCTTTTGAACCATTTACTTCTAATTTATATCTCAGACGTGTTTTCTCTGGTGAATTTGTAGTAAATAATAAACATTTAGTAAGAGAGCTCGAAAAACTTAACCTCTGGACTCATGAGATCCGGAAAGCTTTGATGATAAATAACGGTTCCGTGCAGAATATCGAAGGAATTCCTGAATGGATAAAACAGGTCTATAAAACAATATGGGAAATAAAAACAAGCGATTTGATTGATATGTCTGCTGACCGAGGCCGGTTTATAGACCAGTCTCAGTCATTTAACATATTTTTAAGTGCACCCACTGTTAACAGAATATCCAGTATATTGGTATATGCTTGGGAAAAAGGGTTGAAAACGGGCATGTATTATTTGAGAACTAAAAGCGCTGCTAATGCTATTCAGTTTACTGTTGATGATGATCCATGTATTACATGTCAATCGTAAAAAAAATAAAAAGATATAAAAATGTACTGGTATAATGACAATAATAGTCAGTCAAGCCGCCCATGTATGACAGCATCGGCCCCGCAGAAAACAATGTGTTTCCAAGCAAAACCCCCA